CATCAGACAGAGCATGATTAAATACTCTATATCCATATTTCTTATTTAAGATGGATGGATAAGCTGTGTGTAAAATATCTGTAGATCCTAAACCATAGCTTATTCCATCTCCAAAAATATGAATAGCTTTACCATCAAATTTTGATTTAGAGACATTTGTGCTATTGAACCAATCTGTTCTAATAAGAGCATGGTTACTATCGTAATATTCATAGCATGAATATGTAATGCAGCCATTAATATCAGCTCTTTTAGCTTCATATTCTTTTCGATTATCAAACGTTCTTACATTTACAAGGTACTTATCTGTAGTAGGAAGATTTTTTACTGTAGATTCACACAGATAGTTTCCATCTGCTTTTGTATCTAATAATAAATCTCCTTCAGAAAGTTTACCTCTGTTATTATATCTATCTCCAAGTAAATCAGATTCTACTTTATTTACTTCAGAGATTTCAAAATGTGCCACGAAATCAAGGATTGATAATTTTTGGAACAATCCTTTTCTTTCAAAATACGGTCTTACTTCGCTAGAGTATTCTTTATAGTATACTCTTTGAATGATGTACTTACCATCAGTACCATATCGTATAACTTCAAGAAGTCTAGTTTCATCCATATCTTCTCCGTAATGAGGAACTCCTTCTACTGTAGCTGCAACCTCATACACTCCAGATTCAACCAAACGATTTAAGTTACCTTCAGGGTAACTTCCTCTATAAGTATAATCTTTAGTTAATTTTCTTGCAGATATAGACCCATCTGCTAAGTCATCTCCTCTCCATCCACCTGTAGGAACAGAAGGAGGAGTGATAGGAGTTTTACCTGTCATAGCATCTAATATATCTGCACCTAAGTGTTTAAGATGAATTTTCTCATCTTCGTTACCATAAGCTAAATCCTGACCTGTGATAGGAACAGATTTCTTTCTGGTATTTTCTAATTCCTGTATAACTGGATCCAAATCAACTTTATCAAGTTTCTTTGCATCGATCTCAGCTATAGCTGCATCTAATTCTTTATGAGATACTTTATCTTTAATAAGATTCTGTATATCTTCTTCCATACCTCCGATTCCATCTGATACAGAATCTCTAATATCATCTATAAGCTGTTGAACTTTTTGAGATGAATAAATTCTATAATTAGCTGGAGCTTCTTTATCAGAGATAAGAGAAATACGAAAATTTCTAAATAAAACTTTTTTAGTGTTTTCTAAATCTTCGACAAGCAAAATATCAGTATCATCAATACGTTCTTTTTCCAAAAGATCGGTTATAAAGATACCGACATTCATTGAATCGTTAGCCATAAAAGTTTACCTGCCTTTCTTTAAATTTTTTAATAGAATGTTTCCGCAGTGAATTCCCGATGGTATTTGGTACCATCGGGAATATATAGTCTAAAAATATTGAAAATAAACTTTTCCTGTAGGAAGAGATACTGGAACCTGATTTCCAATTTCGAACATATTTTTCAATCTATTTGTAACTTCAATACATTCATTAGTTGCATTGTTACAGTTAGTAATAGCAGTATTAACTCTATTAGTTAATTCTAACACTTTGGCGTCTACTTCTTTTAATTTATTATTAACTTCAACAATTTTATTATTCATTTGAATCATAATATTGTTAAATCTATCTTGTCTATTTTGTTCATTTTCCTGTCTTTGGGCTTCTTGTTGACCTCTAGTAATCTCATTCTCGTTACGTCTAGCTTCATCTTGCTCCCATTGAAGTATCATTCTAGTCCATCTTACAAATTCTTGAACTCTCGTATTTTCATTTTCGATACGTTCATTTTCTCGAATTACAGTTTCGTTATAGAATGGAGTCCATACATCTTCCCATATACGAATCCATTCTTCAAATTGTTCTCTTCGTTCTTGTTCGTCCTGTATTCTCTGCTCTTCATTCTTTTGGCGTTCAGCTTCATTAGCAGTATACTGTTCATCTTTTCTTCTCATTTCTTCCATAAAAGATTCTACTTCTACTAATTTAGCTCTAATCATTTCAAGCATTTTATCTGCAGCATCTTCTATAGCTTTATAAAAAATATCTACGGACATTTGTTTTGTATCTTGATCATCTTCTATAAGCAATACTGATCGTCTATCTACTTCTTCTTTTATAGGAAGTTCTTTAATTTTAATAGTTTTCCAAAAAGATTCAGACTCTCCATTTCTATTTAACATTTTATCTTACCTCCTTTATAATTATTATAATGTGCAAAAATAAAGAGAATAATGGATAATTATCCATTATTCTCTTTTCTCTATTTATTATTTTTTGCTAAACTTTAAATATATAGTTATATATTATAATAATGAATATGAAAGGAGAGTGTATATCATGAGAAAATTAACAAAAGAAATACTACAAAAAATATCTGAAAGGGCACCATCGTCACATAAATATATCGATATTGGTATTCATAAAAATATATATTATATACCTTGCAAACGTGTTATGTACGGATATAGGTATAATGATATACTTATAATAAAAAATTCTAGGCCCGAGTTATATTATATATCAAATTTTGAGTGTGATGGTGATTTTGTATTAGATTTAGATAATAATCTAGCATTTAAAGTTATACACAGATATAATCTAAATGATGATGATACATTACGTTATTTTATTAACTGTTTTAGAAATAAATATGTTTTACCTTATCATGTAAGTACTTATAATCAAAGACAAAGGATAATTGAAATACTGGATCGATATGCATATGATAATGATCTGTATAGTATGTTTAACAGCCAAGATTATATTTGTTCATTACTATCCCCAAAATATGAATATATGTGTATAGAGCTAATAAAAAATTTCTATAGGGATTTACCTAAAAGTGATAAATATTTTATAGATCTATCTACTAAATTATATTCAATTATAAATAAACTTCCAAAAATAGAAAAAGTTAAAACAATAGACAATAGAACAAAGTATTGGAATATTTTGGATGTAAAAATTCCAATACGGAGTACTGTTACAATAGATATTATAAGAAATAATATACCGCATATACTCAAATTAGTTAAATTATATAGCAATAATATAGTAGAAGAAGATATGTGGCGATATTTAAAAATATCAAAAATTACATTAACATGTGATCATATTTTAGTTATACAATACCAAATCAAAGGGGACTGTGAAAGTGCAATATAAAAAATAAATAAAGACAGTCTAGAATAGACTGTCTTTATTTTTTAATATAAGTATCCTCTTTTTACCGCATTAACTTGAGCTTCAGGTATATCGTTTTTATCTCTATAAGATTTAGATCTTATCTTAGTAACTTCGTGTTGAATAAACACTCCATCTAAGTCTCTATAATAATTATACGGTCTACCTTGCACTGTTTCTGTTAATATAGGAACAGGATATTTATTTTCAGTTAACGATAATAACCCTGCCTCAGTGCACTCTCGAATCGCATCTAAAGTATCTATAAAGCATTCTTCTTGAATAAATTCGCTATCATAATCAATAAAACTTCTATCAGGAAGATCTCTACCTGTGAGAAGTTTATATAAATCAAAATCATTAACAGTATCTTCTATAATTTCATAGAAACTGTTCTTTGGAGTTCCTGTATAACGATACATTTTTATATCAGATGCTTCTTCTTTAAATTCGTCTAAATCTGAAACATAATGAAATCTATCATATTTCCCCCCAAAAGTATGTAAATCTTTCATACCTTTTTTGCATATTCCTAATCTATTTTCTTTATGACCAGAGAATACGTTATTTTGCATATAATTTACAATATAAATAGAATCTGATTGATTTGATCCAACTATTGTTCCGGCAGTAGTTGATTCTTTTATAGAATTTCTTATTTCTTTAGCTTTTTTATTCAATAATTGTCTTCCTTCTCCACGTAACCAGTTATAATGTCTCCTTACATCTTTAGAATTTATTTTACCTGATTGCACTTTTTTGATAAACGATTTGCTTAATCTTTTCATTTTAGCTGTATCATTATTTTCAACAGCTTCTATATTTCTTAATAATGTAAGCATCTGTTGCTGTGCTATATAAGAATCATCTCTCATATACTTAATATCAGCCTCCGTTTTACATTTATCTATTATTTTCGGGATATACTCATTTCTAACCCATTCATATTGATCCGATGATTTTTTATCAAACAAATGTTTTAAAGACAATTTAAATGCAGTGCTGGTTATAGATTTACTTACTTTTTTTGAATTATATGGATTGGTATTCTTATTTACATTTCTTTTCCCTTCATCATCAAGAATTCCTGATTCCTCTACTATCCCATAAATATTTTTACCGAAAAAATTATCGATATCAAAATCTAATCTATCGAATAAAACTCCTTTAATTCCTACATCATTAGCAGCTTCTATATTATCTTTCAAATCATCGAAGAATACACATTCTTCTGGATTTAGGTTATATTTATTAAGCAATATTCTGTATATTCTCTCATTAGGTTTCATACAACCAGTTTGCCAGGACCATACTCCGCCATTCATTTTTTCAAGAAAATCGAATTTGTGATACTTATCAAGCAACTCATATGACCATTTTGACCAATTAGACAAGAAATATACATTATAACCATCAGCTTTAAGTTTATCTATCAAAGGTATCGTATAATCAAAAGGATTTACACATCTAATATTATATTCAAATAGTTTAGGAATAAATTTAGATGCCTCTTTTAATCTATCTGGGATTATACTTTTAAATTCATCTAATCCGATAGGATCATCTTCATCTTTATACCATTGAGACATAATATAATTAATCTTATCATTAGGTATATCTGAATCTACTGCCATCAGATCTTCCATATTAGTAGACACCAATACATTACCAAGATCAAATATAATATTTTTAATTTTACCAGTATCTTCTAAAAAATAATTTTCATTTGCGTTTTCATGTATATTAAATATTCCAGTTTTAAAATAGATATAGATACATCCTTCGTCTCCATCTCCTATATCTATTTTACTAACTTTATTTCTGGTTCTATTTAATCTATATTTAACATCTTCTGCTATAGATTTAAGAAAGTCTCTAGCATCATCCGTATCTCGATACTCTTGAGGTCCATCTAAAATAAGAACTCCAATATATTTTTTATTTTTATCTATTTTTTGTACATTTATATGCAATCCAAATGGGACTCTATCTGCATAATCTAAGGTTACTCTTTTTATTGTTTTTATTATAACTGGAGTTGGAATGTCTGCAGATTCTAATATCATGTCTTTGGGGAGATATTTTTTCAGTCTATTATTATCTCCAACCATAGAACTATCAATACCATATTTCTTCATATTTTTAATAACAGCTTTCGCCAATTGTTCTTCATATTTATCTTCAACGTGATTAAATAGCTTAATCGCAGAAATCGTATGCCGTTTGTCTGGCATAGGGTATTTTCTTTCTTGAGGTATACCAAATACCTCATCAGGTAATTGTGCACGATTCATATTTGCATTCCTCCTTATAATATTAATAGTATGTCTAAAAATAAATCAGGTATGAAATTAATCACACCTGATTCTTATCTAAATTTATAGATATAATAGATAAAAAATCGCTTTGTTGTATATCAGATAGCTGCAAGTTATTATCTATCTGATGATTATTCTCTACGATATTAATATTACCGTCATAATATGGACATTCTGATGGTATATATTTACAATATCCGTAAACATCGATAAATTGCATTCCAAATCGAAATATAATATCTTTCCAATAATTTCTTAGTATTTCAGAAATAATGCTAGATTCTGTATTAGTAAATTTCCAGTTTACCATTTTAGATTTTGGAAATATATTCATATATTCATTAGACACTAAACTGAGTCTGCAACATTTTGTTGCATTTTCAGGATTCTCGTTATTATATATAACTAAATATGGTATATCAGATAAATTTAAATATGTGCACATAGATATACGATGCTTCCAATCTATCAATATCTCTTGATACGATTCTTTTCCTTCTTCTAATGTGATACCTAGCTGTTTGCAATATTTTTTATATTTTTTATAATATACTTTTCTCATTATTAATCCTTTCTTATGATATTTCGATATAATTAGGAATTGGCATATGATATGGAATAACATATTGTGGGCACTTATCTAATGGATAATCCTTATATTTTTCGATAGTATCTATAGAAACGTGAGCTACGATATTAGCAGTATATGCTATAACTTCAAACCAAGTATTAAAACGAGAATATGATAACTTGGTAGGTTTTGATGATAATACCATCATCAAATCACGTTTTTGCTTATTAGATAATTTTATATTATGAAGACCTTTTTTACTAGAATGGTCCCTAGTATAATGCGGTTCTGTTATTAATATTCTGGCAATACCGTTCATGTTATCATAAAATTTGAAATAAGATGCACCTATACCAGTAGCTCCAGATGTAGTATTTACATCTATTTTAAATGAATTTTTTGGTGTATCGTTATATCGTACTATATTCTCTTCTAAAATAATTCCATTTTCACTAATTATTTGATCAACTAAACCCATATTAATTTCCTCCTATTCTATTATATCACCTTTATAGTCAACTTCTACCTTGCAGATAGTAGTATATTCATTATTAAGCTTATCTTGAAATTCTTTCAATATATCCATTGCATGATTAAATTTCATAATAAAATCATTTTTAGCTTCTTCCTCATTGTAGCCATAACCTGTAATATTTTCAAGATCATATACTGGCGTATAGAGTATATCATCACAATCATTATCACCTTTAGTATAAATACCAAATTCATGACTTTGATATTTTTGTTTTCCGTCATCGTGATGAGCTAATTTAATTTCTTGCATAATATTTTCCTCCTTATAATACTTCTTCATTATACAGAGTTTTTAATTCTTCTATAATATCATTTGTACTTTTCGTTCTTGAATCTAAAGTTTTCATCATAACTTCAACATCAGTATCACTGATATTTGCCACTTTTAATAATTTTTCAATAACCTGTTGTACAAGCAAATTATCAATCATCAGTTCATTTAAAACTTTCACTGTTTCTTCTTTAAATACATCTCTTTTATACATTTTCATTATATTTATCCTCCTTTAATTTCTTTTCTTTGTAATCTAAAATCTTGTACCATATCACAAATCCTAAGTACGTTAAAAAGTATATAGCAGTGAATGAGACTGCTATAATTTCAAATAAACTCATAATAGTGTTGACCTCCTTTTCATAATTATAATATACAACTATATTATTTAAAAGTATAATTATGATTTCATACATATATGAAATGACAAACAAGTAGGGTAGGCTTAAAAGCCTACCCTATTCTTTTTGTAAATATCGCCTATTATAATTGCATATTATCAAAGTGAATAAAGTATATTCTATATACTGACGTTCAATATACAGCTACGGTTAAGCCAATACACATAGCTAACGCTATTGAAGATATATCAGCATACGATATCTCTTCCGCTCAATTTGAAAGAGAGGTGAATAAAATGAGAGATAATAAATTATCTAGGCGATATTTATTGGAACTTGTTCCATTTCCAATAGCTGGTTCTTACCCATATAAGGATATCGAAAATAATTTCGATGGTACTTATTCAGGAACCTTAGATATGGATAATATGAACATGGCGCAACGAATCAATCTCATCGCAGAAGGAATTCCAAGCACCATTACTGTATAGTTATCCATATATAAGAATATAATAAATAGTATGTACCTATGCGTAAAATAGGAGAAAGAGGAATTATCATGTTAAAAGAACTATTTGAAGAAAAGTCAGAAAAACTTGATGAACTTATCACACTTAAATTTGCAGCTAAAAATTCAGATGCAAATATAGAGAAGTCTTATAGGAAATATATCTCTGATTATATTGATAATATAGTTAAGGAATATGAGGGGATTATTGGTTTAAAACCTAACTTACCATTTGATTTTGAGATGTTTTCAATGTCCATTCTTGTAATCGTAACTAAAAATGAGTTTGAAGAATTTAAACAAAAAGTATTACCATTGTTTAAAGGTTCACAAGATTACCAATTTTTCAAATATACTACAGATCGTATTGATATATATGCAAACAATTTTGAAGATTGCATAGATGCAAATATTTCGTATGCTTGCACGTGTATTGCTACAATAATTACAGATATTTATTATGCAGTATTAGAGAATAATAAATGCACATTGATGTTATCAATGGAACCATATTAAAAATGGGTAGAACCAAATCTACCCATTTTATTTTTTATTATAATACATATTCTTTCATATATTCCAAATCAAATTCGTCCATATCCTGAGATGATTCTATATAAGAATCGCACTTAGATATTTTATCTCTTATAATTCTATTAATATCTCTAAGTTTATCTCCAACTTCAGTCATATCCTCTAAAGTAATATCATTTTCTTTAAAAGTTTCACAATCAGATTGATATGTCCATGAACATTTTCCAGAATATAGGTATTTATGATATTCTACCCATCTCTCAGAATGTTCTTGTAATGTTGCTCTTAAATATGTAGATATCTCAAGTAGCTCGTATATATCTTCAATATCAGATGCATATTGTTCTAGATCAGATAGATCTTTTAATCTATATGTATCTGGATCTGTCATCATAATACAAAACATTCTAGGCATCAAATCATCCACTTTCGGATTAAGATATAATGTATCTTCCACTAGAACAGATTCCTGTTTAATCCATTCATACTTTCCATTGTCTTTTACTTTAATAGATCCGATATATTCCTTTTTATAAGTATCAGGATCCATATCATATACGTGAAGCTCGTTATCTAAATTTAATCCACTTTGAGAATTTATTGCATCATGAATAGATTTGTAAGTTAATTCTTCATCCCAATCACAATATCTTGGGTCTTTGAAATCATTTAATAAATGAATATAACCTTCATTAATTCTAATGATAGGTTTAATCTTGGACATTCTCTGGTCAAATGGGCCTTCCATATCCATAAGACTATCTTTTAAATCCATCATTATATCAATTAACTGAGGCATATTATTATCAGTCAATCGTATATAATTATACATCTTAGAATCAGCTATAGCTTTCTCTTTAGCTTTCTGCTTTGCCCTATATTCTGGCATTTCTCTTTTATTAGGATTATTTCCTCCGTCTTTTATATCCAATACAAGGTTATATGGGATATAATAAAAATCTGTAATCCAGAAATGTTTCTTTCCTTCAAAATAATATTCTATTGTAGGGCCTGGAGCTTCTATATCTGAAGATTTCACATGTAGAAATTTATCCATGAATTCTAAAAAATTCTTCTCGTAAGATCCAACATAATCTATTTTACCACCATCGGTAAATTTATATGTTCCGGAAATAGATCTTCCTTTAAGCATTTTATTTTGAAATTCTGGATCATTGAGCATTTCAGATTTAGTGACTCCTCTTCTAGCTTTTAATCTATCTTCAGTCATTTTCACATATGCTTTTTTACAAGCAGGATTATTGCACAGTCGTTCATATCTGCATTTATCTTCATTCCAGTCAGTTTCATTTCTACATATAATGCAATGACCTGAAGACTTTTTATTTACAGTATTAAATGCAACTCTAGATGCAGTGTATCCTTCTGGAATCATCTCTTTATGTTTCTTTTCTATATGAGAGGACATTTTACCTCTCTCTACACGTTCTTCGCAATATGGACATTTATATTTTTTTATATAAACCGTTTTATTTGTCATCACAACAGTAGCGGCTTGTCTATCCATCAAACTCCACCTCCAAATTTTAATTAATGGTATGTGGATATTTTTAGTTACAATTTCTTAAGAATTCTAAAAAGTTGCAAGTTTAAAACAGTGCCATTTTTAAAATCAGTTGTAGGATTAAACCGAATAACTTGATATGTATTATCAATAGCATCAGTGCTTAAATCTACATAATATACATTGTCGTGACTTAACCCGGTATTATCTATGTTCGTGTAAGTGCACTGAGATATATATTCTAGAAACCCAAAATAGGACATCTCTATAGGATTAGGTATTAATCCATCAATATGTATTACATGATCAAAATTTGCTTGACATTTCTTTTTTAGTGTTACTGCACATTGTGTGCATATTAAATATATTGGTCCTATTTTAATAGCATCATTAATAGTTGTTTCAATTTCGACTTCATTATTACTCAGAGTTTTTCTTGGTCCTTGAATTACTTTGATAAATCCAATATTATCAGTACTAGCCATCTCTTATATACCTCCCTAACCTAACATTTATGAAATTCATAAATGTTAGGTTAGAAACAAAAGTTTCTTACCTAACATTTATCTGACATATAAATAAAATATAGCAGTGGCTATATTTGTAGTTATCTAAATCTTATTATAAGGAGGAATTTAATATGGGTGCTACAGCACAAGACGTATTAAACGTTATGAGGAGCTGGTTGGGATTTTCAGAATATAATGGAAACTTCAAAATAATTATCGATCTGTATAATAGCGTAAAGCCGTTGCCGAGAAGATATACTGTAAAATATACAGACGAATGGTGTGATGCTACAGTGTCAGCTGCAGCTATTAAAGCTGGTGCGCAAGATATTATCGGTAGAGAGTGTGGATGCGAGCAGCACATTGCAATATTTAAAGAAAAAGGAATCTGGATTGAAGATGGAACTATAAGACCTGAACCTGGTTATGTTATAGTATATAATTGGGGCGATTTCACTCAACCTAACGACGGTTATTCAGATCATATAGGGTATGTAGAAAGTGTATCTGGAAATATTATTACAGTTATAGAAGGAAATAAAAATGTTTCTGTTGAAAGGAGAAATATTCCTGTAGGCTGGGGATATATTAGAGGATACGCTAAACCTAAATATGATAACTCTAGTTCTAAACCTAATCCTCCACAGCAGCCTAGTAAAACTATAACGGAAATTGCAGAAGATGTAATTAAAGGAGTATATGGAAATGGCGATACTAGAAAAAATGCTATAGGGTCCATGGGTTATGACTATTATAAAGTGCAGAAAGAAGTAAATAGAATCCTTAGCGGAAAACCGTCTGAAAATACAGAATCCACTGTAAAATATACAGTAAAACCTAATGATACTTTATCAGCAATCGCATCTAGATTCAATACTACGGTAAATGATATTGCTCAGAAAAATGGAATAGCCGATCCTAATAAAATTTATCCAGGACAAGTATTAATAATTAAAAAACCTACAGGATCAACCAATCAAGAATCATATAAAGCAAAACTTATCAAAGAAGGACAATCTGAAGGTAATACTTTCTGCGGAACTTCTTTTTCAGTAGATGGAATTGTTGGACCTAATACGAAAAAACTAACTGTAATGTGTTTACAGGTAGCTCTTAATAAAGATTACGGTGCAAAACTGACAGTAGATGGAAGTTTTGGTCCGAAAACAAAAGCAGCTCTTGGAAATCATTATGTTAAGTTCGGAGAGACTCAATGGTTAGTTACATTTGCCCAAGTTGCATTATATATTCATGGATATGACCCTAAAGGGGTAGAACATCCAGGACATATAGGATATGGATGTGATGCTGCTATAGGAAATTATCAATCAGACCACGGATTGAATCCTGATCGCACAGCTGGAAAAAACACAATAACATCTCTTTGTTATAAATAAACAAAAGATATCCCTCTAGGCTTAGCCTAGAGGGATATTGGTTGGTTTTACTTAACAGTCATATTATACTCAAAATCAATACTATATATGTACAATCTTTTATTAAGATAGAAATTAATATAATAATAACTAATTAAGCGCTGATCATTATATTGTTTTTAATGATTACTTTATAGTTTATATTTTTGTAAATGTTTATCTAAATATTGGTATATTATTATATTGAATGATATATCAAAAGAGAAAGGATTGATACAATGCAAGATTATTTATATGATTCTAAAGAAATTATAAAAAGAGATAGAAAGGTTAAAATACCAGATTATTTAGAATTGAAAGAATCTGATATTCAAACTGTAGACGATATCGATATATATGTAGTACATCGTGGTGAATATATACACAAATACAATACTATAGTAGCAGGATTTGCTAATTTAGATAATGGATCTAATGCTATAATTGTAGATACTATATACGAAGAAGCTCCTTCTTATGTTCAAAAGTTCTTTTTACTACATGAAATTGGTCATTTTAAAAATAATGATAATTTAAATATGATGAACAGATCCAATAGAACAAAACGATTACTAGGTTTTTTACGATATATTGATGCAGAAAATGCAGCTGACGAATATGCTGCTAATACAATAGGTTATTCATGGTCATATGAATCATTATCATGGATTCTTATAAATGTAAAGCTTCCTATATTAAGTAAAATAGAATTGATAAGAAGAAAAAATAGATTAAGAAAGCATTGCATATCCATCGAATGGTAGAATAAGAACAAGATTGGTATTTAGCCAATCTTGTTTATTTTTTGTCACATTCTATTAATTTTGGAGGTGATAAGTAATGTCTGGTATATTTAGAGAATATAATATGTCTACTAATGACTTTAAACAACCTGAAATATCGTACGGTAAAAAAGCTATAGGTATTCTTATGGTGAGGTTATTATTATTAGAACCTGGAACTGATCCAATGAGACCTGATATGGGAGTAGGGTTAGTATCAAAATACAGATATATGTTTCCTGACAGACTTGCTGATCTTAAGAAAGATATTTATGATCAGCTGAATAGATTTTTGTTTCCATATCAAAAGATAGGAATTGTGATGGATGTGCAAGATAAAGAGCTACATATGCAAATAACCATCAATGACGACACATATAAATATGTAACAGTAGAACAAGAAGATAATACTATAACTTTAAAAGAGCTTATAGATACAATGTAATTCATTAAGGAGGAAATACTTATGGCAAACAATACTATTGATATTTCTCAATTAAAATCAGGGAATGTCGATGCACCTGCTAAGAATATCGACGGCCATGAACAAAGAGATTTTGGTAATGGTATGAAAGAATTTGATCCAGCAGCTAATGGGTTTAAGAAAGAAGAAAAACAGCTTAAACCTAACGATAAAGACAGAGCATTAATGGAATTTGACAAACAAATGGAATCTCGTAGAGAAGAAGTTGAGCAGTTCAATGAACTTATCGATCAATACGGAGGACAGATCTCTGAAGAAGAATTAAGAGAAGAACTGAATCAGCAGCATATTACAGAAATTCTCCACGATGGATCTGGAGATAAATTTGAAGATAAGAATACAAAGGTTGTTGAGATGGCAGCTCCAGCAAAAGAAAATGTGCCTGTTCAGCAATCATCAGAATTAGATGAACTTGAAAGGGAGTTAGATGACGATATGGCAGATGAACGTATTGCGGTGCTAGCACATAAACCTGAAACTGTAGAAGCAGCTAAACCTACAATAGCTGCTCAAACAATTCAGGAAGAATTAAAACCAGAACCACCTAAATATATTCCGGTTCCTGATAAAACAAAAGAGCGAAACATTCCAGAATTATCAGATGAAGATAAAGACCTTGCGGCTCTTGAAGGAGATGTTGAAGCTCCTACAGAAGACTTTGACGCTAAGCTTAAAGCTGAGCTTTCTAAGAAAATGAAACCAGTTACTAAGAAATTCGATCTTTCGGCAGTAGCAGTTTCAAACAAACCTATCACAGTATCAAATGCAACTAATAAAGTTGTAAGAATGGATAAGAAAATCTTTACATGGGCTTTGCCGAGATCAAAGAGACCTGTATCTGTCAAAGCATTTACAGCAACAGAACTTAATGTTCTTCAATCTTATGTAGAAAACAGATCTAGAAGTAGAGATGTATTCAAAACTATATGGGATCATATTATCGGTAACAAAGGAGATTCCTTTGATACTTGGGCAAAATGCACAAGCTATTTTGATGTAGATCATCTTTGGTTTGCAATCTACGGAGCATGTTTCAACGGAGCTAACTACTTACCTTATACATGTCCTAAATGTAACGAGGTTACTGTAGCTAATGATATTCCTCTTGAAACTATGTGTAAGAGTGATAAGCCAGGAGCAAAAGAGGAAATTGAGAAACTCAGACATATTGCAGATGATCCTGATTTCGGGAATGTATTTGCTGGTTATAGAGTTCAGGTTTCTGATCAGTTCGTATTCGAATTTAAAGAACCTTCTATCTATGATACAGTAATCGTTCCTACAATGTTCGATGCAGAGTTCTCAAGAAAATACAGCGATATCATCGGAGTATGTGCATATATCTCTAATATCTACTGTATTGATATGGAAGGTGATTCTCCAGTTCTTAGACCTATTGCAGTTAAAGAATTCATTAACAATGAAACAAAAACTCAGAAAGCTAAAGTTATTCAGTATGCTAAGATTATCAGAACATTAGAATCCGACCAGTATAGTGTTATCATGGGTCATATCAATGCAATGAACGAATCTGATTCAGTATACTACTGTTTACCAGCTGTAAGTTGTGATCATTGTAAACAGGAGATCGAAGAAGAAAGAAGTGCAGCAGCTGACCTGGTTTTTATGCGTCATCGGCTCGCAATACTGGGAGTCTAATAAGAAATCTATTATTCATATCTACATGGTTCAGAGGAAAGGCAGTAACGCTGCCTGACCTCTTGGATATGGATATAGGATACGTGACCACTTTAAATAGGATAGCTTATGAACAATCAAGATCTAAAGAAGAAATGGAAAAGAGAAAAGCTCAAGAATTAAACGATGCAATGGTCGATGAAGGTGTTATGTAATTTGGAGGTTTATATATCATGAATAGAGAAGAATTCGTACACAATATCGACAATATACAAGATGTAGATATTATATCAGCTTTTGATAATCTTATGGCTATGTATTGTCTATGTAACGGAATGAAACGATATGGAAATATAAGTATATCAGATATATCAAAAGTTGCATCGTTTGATATCACTTTTGATAATCCTGAAGATGCATATAGATCAAGCATTGCTTATAATAATATCAGTATTCCTATATACGGTATCAATTATACTGTATCATGTGAATTGGATATGAATGTACTACATATGCAATTACAACAATAAACAATACCTGACAGGAATCCTGTCAGGTATTTATTTTTTCCACATTCTAGTAAATTGTTGAAAGGAGGACTTATAATGCATGATGATAGTATTATGTCTTATATAGAAAGTGCACTATATATGGCTAATAGAAAAGAAACTTTACTAGAATCAGAAACATCGAAAGCTTTTAGAGAAAAACATCTAAAAGTTAAACTTCCAGATGTAGAAGATTTTATAAGAAAGAACGATGCTAAAGAAATAACTAATCCTGTGTTCTTTGTGCGTGATGGTATCCCTACATCAGACGGTTTACTGTCAAATGAAATCTTCGGTATTACCAGAGAAGAACGTGCAAATATATGGGGATATATAGATTTACAAGGAACGTACTTGCATCCATTAGTATATAAATTATGGGGAAGAATGGATTCTTCTATAAAGAATATAGTACATGGATTGAAAGGGTATAAATTAGACTCTAATGGATATATTGTAGAAGATATTGAAAATGGGGAGACTGGTTTGGATTTCCTTGTAAAGAACATGGAAAAAATAAGAATAAAACAAACAGACTCTATGGAGAGAAAGAATAATATAGCATTTATTATGGCTAATAAAGATAGAATGTTTATTAAGAAGATGCTTGTTCAACCTCCATTCTATAGAGACGTATTATCTGGAAAAGGTAAAGTAGAAGTAGGTCAGTTGAATAAATACTACGCATCTCTTCTTATATCAGCTAGATCTTTAAAGGAAACTCAAGATTTAGGGTTCTCTTTAGGAGATGCTACTAAAGGAAGAGTTCAAGAGACTTTACTTAGTATCTACAAATGTTTAACAGGAACATCTGATGTTCCTGAGGACGGTGTTGGTTTAAGTGGTAAGTTAGGTATCATACAAGGATCTGCATTAGCTAAAACTGTAGACTATGGTACTAGACTTATATTATCTGCGCCTGAACTTAAAGTGGAAACTCTAGATGACTTAATGGTAGATACAGAACACTGTGCACTGCCATTAGCATCTGCTATAGTAAATTTTAAACCATTTGTAGTGTTCGCAATTAAACGATTCTTTGAAAATGAATTTGGAGGAGGTACGTCAGTACCTGTTATAAACAATAAAGGAAAACTTGTATATGCTAGGGTAAAAGACCCACAAATTACTTTTTCTGATGAAAGAATTGAACATGAATTGAAAAAATTTGTATATGGCTTTTCTAACAGATTTGAACCTGTAACTACAGAAGCAGTAGATGAAAGTGGAAAAGAGTATACTTGTAGTCTTGTATTTAAAGGTAGGAATATAACTCCTGATCAGTATGAAAAGGGAGATACTTCAGGAGAATCTTCTTTACTAAATAGAAGACTTACATGGTGTGATATTTTATTTATGGCTACTAATGAAGCTGTTGAAGACAAATGTGTACTTATAACCAGATATCCGATGAAAAATGAACGTCGGCCATAGTAGGAATATTATGTGAAAAAAATCTTTTAATTGCTGGAAAACCCTAAAGCCTCAGAGACCACAACGTGACTGGTAACAGTGAGCGTGATGGTTGTCGAAAGACAGAAAAAACTTCTGAGGATTCCCTATGATGATAGTAAATCTAAAGGGCAATATAATGGGTAATCAGCAGCTAAGATAATCATAAAAGGAGGTGATTATAAAGTTCAACGACTAGCTATAATAGCGTAGGGTTCAAGTGAACTCGAAATGGAGATTATCCCAATGATCAAACTATGATTAATGGATAAAGATATAGTCTGGTATCCTAATGAAAGTTAGGGAAGTTCATAAAAGAACTGCATAGATTAACGACCTATGTGAACATTGCGAGATTCAGCATATAATCAGATACCACAGATTCCTAGAATATCTACATTAAAAGAAACTGAGCCTATTTATGTGGATGGGAAATTTTATAGATGGTATCCTAAGATTAGAGAAGAAGATATAGGAGCCAATACTTCTAATAGATTTATAGACACTTTAAATATCTGTAATCTTCTTATTGGAGGTATGGGTGCAGACTACGATGGTGAGAGGTAGGTATTTTTACCTATAATATTCACAGCATATCTAGTAATAGGTGTGTTTCCCTGTGTTAATTGCTTTGAAGTTGGTTAAAAGTCGTACTCACCACAACGTGACTGGTAACAGTGAGCGTGATGGTTGCGAAAGCAGAAAAAAGTAGTACGAATGATAATATGGTGAAATAAAAGCCTTTTTCGAAAAGGTCCTAAGTTATCATTTACAAGCCAATTTTTAGCAGCGAAATATCTCATATATTATTATATAGAAAGGAGGTGAGATATACGTTCAACGATCATCCCTTGACGAGGGAGTAGAACCTCAAGCTAATGGAGGAAGAAAAATACAGCTCCTATTTATATGACAAATAATAGGATGGACAAATGATCTGCTCACGTTCTGTAATGGAAGTGACTAGGAATAGACCTAGCAATATAGAGTTGCGTCTATATTGAAACTATAGGATAGTGTAGGAGTAAAAGGGGTTTGGATTCAAGAATCTAATAGAGAACTTAGAAACTTTATCAAATCCAAATCGCACTATATAAACTTCTCTGGAAGTAATATTAGAACAGGATCTAATGAGGCTATACAATCACTGTATAGTATGACTAAGGTTTTAGATCAAGATAAATCAATATTAATAGACCCACTCTTTTAAAAATAATATCTGTATACTCATATTAAGAGTATACAGATTTTCATTGATATATTATAACAGTGATACTAAAAATATATTTAATATTATAAGGAGGATTTTATTATGTATAAAATTAACAATGGAGAGGAATTAATTGTCGAAGGAACTATCACAGGTGAAAGAATAGTAGGTGACTGGGAACACCTTAATATACGTGTTGATAAATATGATTATCCTGATAGTAAACATATTAGAATTGAATGCGGAAAATATAGTGGCTTTATAGTTGCTGATTATATCCATAACAAGCTTGTAGGTAATCAAAACTATATAGATTCCTATATAGTTTTAAATTTTGATAAAGGAGTCGTAAATCTTTATATCGCAAATACTTCTACAGATGATATCGAAATAGATGATAATCTTAATATCTCTATTATTAGAAGGCACCCTAATAATGTAAGGTTAAGAGTAGGATTAGAATTCATGATGGAGTTAGATATAGATCATATCGAATCCTATGATGATAATATTAGACCGGTTATCGAAGAATTAATTAAGCAAATTAATTCCGCAAATATAGAGGGATTTAGAGGAATCAATAAAACATGCTGGTTGTCTGATCGCGATCCTGATTATAATGAAATGGTATTAAATTTTACTGTGTAAAAGTGTACCTTTTCAATAATATATTATAACAGTGATACAAGAACATATTCAAACAAATATATCAAATTTAAGGAGGAATTTATTATGTTCGATTTTTTAAGAAATTTAAGAGATGAGGTTGTAGCTGAGGTTTCATTGATGGGATTTTGTCAGGGTGACTCAGATTCAAATGGCCCGGTATTAATCAATCTTGATTCAGATGACGCAGAATATTTAAAAGCAATTGGATATAAACATGGATCTGTATATCCTACAATGATGAAAAAAATCATTGATAAAAATCTGCAGCATTCCAACCCGGAAACAATTTCAGAAAAATTAAATCTTTCACTTTATACACCTGAACGTATCAAAGATGTTTTAGAAGCTTATTCTGTTATGAATTTCCTCAAAGAAAAAGAATACTCAGCCAAAGATGCAGGGTGTATTATGAGTATTGCAAATATTTACGACACAAACAAGGACGATAAGTCAATTTCAGAAATTGCAATTCTGGCTGACTGTACAGAAGATTCTGTTAATGCTGTCATTAAGTTGTTGGCTGAATATAGAAACAGAGTTTGTGCAAAACCATTTACTATGGAAAATGCTACTCCTAATTCAGGACAGACACCTGTAGCACCATCTCCGAAACAGACTACTTCCAAGACAACTAAGAAAACAGCTAGTGCATCTGCTTAAGCAGATACATTAATATTATAATAGAGAGAAGTTTAAACTTCTCTCTATTTATTTTTTTTCTATTTTTGGCCAACCAAAACATCATATTAAATTAGTATAAGAAAGGAGAGATATTTTTATGTCTTCAAGAACAACTATTAGAATAGCTGAAATGTTAGAAAGAACAGATATTGCTGATTCAGATTTAATGATTGTAGAAGATGATATAGATACAAAACGAACTACCGTTAAAGAATTAAAAAGAGCTTTTAACGGAGATGGCATGGAACCATCTTCTTATAAATTTTATTCATCTTTACAAGTTCAAGATATTGTAAATGGTTTGGAAATACATATATCAACTTTACCTTCAAGAAAAGAATTTGATAATCTTGAACAACAAGTAAAAAATATAGTAGGATCTACAGGATCAGGAAAAGACTCTGAGCTTGTAGCAGCAAGGGGTAAATATGAAACTTTATCAGATAGATTAGCAGGGGATCAAAAAGATTTAGAAAAGAAATATATTCAATTTCCTGTAGTAGAACATTCAGGGATGACTGTAAATTTATCTGATATAGAGGAAGCTAAAGTTACAGTATCATGCCCATCTTATTCCAAAGATACTACACTCTATGTAAAAGGAAAGAATAAATATACTTATGGAGATACAGGGTATTCCCAAGTAACTAAAGTAAACAGAAATGGATTGAAATTCGTTTACACAAAAGCTCAAAATGCTTTTAGCATTCCTATCGGAAATGTTCTTCCAGCGGGAGAATACGTATTGTATGGAAAAGCTGAATTCTCAGATAACTTTGTTAAAGAAGGAACTGTTCTTAAGTTAATTCATAATGACAATTCAGTAACAACTGTTAACTACTCATACTCCAATATTATTAGAGTTAAAGTAAATAAACCTATAAAAGCATTCCAGATATTACCAAATATATCTACTATAGTAGATGGTATGTGGGTAACTATAAATGAAATGATGATTTCAGAAGATGGATCTCTTTCTAAATATTACCCATATTGCGATACTAGCTACTCAATACCTAAGAATCAAGTAATAACTAAAGAACTTACTTTAAATAAGTGTATTCTTAGTAGATCAGAAAGCACTATTAAAGTAGTATCAGTAGACACTTCATTCACAGGTACTAAAATAAAAGAAGAAATAGAGAATCTTAAAAAATATGTATCTGACCCGGAAGACTATTGCGGATTGATTACGAATCCCGGAAAATATATTTATTCCGAAGATACGTATTATAACAATAGCCCAGAAATGTGCAAATTGTCAGTAGATAAGCATATGATGAGAAATCATAAACCTAGTATAAAAGTAAATATCATGGATTATAATGAAGATGATCAACCAAGATTTTCTATGATATTAGAAGATGTACTAAATCTTCAAGATGCTAGAACAATAAGTTTCCAATTATATATAGATAAAGATCTTTCCGAAAGATTTAGCGAGGAGGATGGATTGAAGGTAATGCTGTCTAGTGACAGTATGGTAGCTAATCCTGCAACTAATTATTATTATTTCAATATAGGAAAGAATTCATTTGTGCAAGGTTGGAATACTATAAAGATTAAGATTGCAGATTTCTTACCTCACGGAAATCCTAATCTTGGAAATATCACTCAGATTAATTTCAGAGTATATACTAGCGAATTTACTAACGGTAAATATTTCTGGATGAATTCTGTAATTATAGATCAAAAAATGAAACCAGTGGTATTATTTGCATTTGATAATTTCTATGATACTGCATTTGATTATCAATTCCCATATTTATATACAAGAGGTATTCCTGCTACAGTATTTGCAAATAACAAACAGACTTTAACAAAGTCTTATATGGAAAAAGTGGCTATGCTTCATTATAAATATAAATGGGATCTGGGTAACTATGGATGTAACCCTAATAAGGAAATCATGATTGAAGATGACAATCCAAGAGAGCAATACATGGCTGTAAAAGATACACGTCAATGGTTCTATGACAATCTTACATCTGATGTAGTATCATATGCAGCACCATTTGGAAATCTTAGACCTGTTACAGAACCGATTCTTAGAGAACTAGGATTTAAAATTGCTAAAGTTACAGCGGATGCATATTGCTCATTCTTCTCTGAAAATGATTTTGCCATCCCTATGCATCTATTAAGTAATGCTCCAGGAAAAGGTGCTGATGCGGTATGTGTTAAAATAGATGAAATTGTAGAAACAGGACAAGTATTATGTATATATACAGATAACGTTACTAAATATGGTGATGATTTATCTGCAACAAAAGTATCATTTGAAAAAGTTATTGCTCATATTCAGAAATATATCGATCAGGGATCTTTGGAATGTATGACATTCTCTGAATTTTATAAGCAATGTGTAACTAGATAATATATTATAATACTGAGAGATAGGAATTACTCCTATCTCTCATAATTTTATATAAGGAGGGAAATTTATGAATAACGAATATTTAATTTGTGGGTTTATATATCTTATACCTACTATATTATTTATTTTTGCAGGTCTTAAATTTCATCAAGGGAGTAAGATTTTTAAGAAAGCATACGTCATAGTTGGTATTCTATTTGGATTGGTGTCGGCACTATATTTTATTGAAAGTGTATGATCATTCGATCGTACATTATTATAGCGATAACCTAAAATTAAAAATATAAAGAGAGAGGTGTACTTAAATGAATATATTTAAGAATACTAGATACTATAAATGGGTATCAGTAGATGGGAAAGATGAACTCAAAGAAGTTCGTGTTGTAAGAGTTCAAAATGAAAATATTTGTACTATAGTTACAACAAAAGGAAAGAATATCGGAGAAAGAGTTAAAATAAAAATTGGTACTCTTACAGAAGAGTATCAAAAATTATCTCCAGATGGATATATCAGCTTCAATATAGCTTCTATAGGAAAAGGTCTTAGAGATGTAGCTGCTATAATTACAAGAACTAAGGACATTAATCAAGGAGCGCAACTTCCATTTGGAATTTGCAGGCAATGTGTATCAGACTTATTCGCTAAACAATTAACTCCTGACCATGTTGATTATGTGGGCATATCAATTAGCCAGGAAACATGCCCAGCGGATGTTCAGTTTGAAAATTATTTGGCATGCGATGGAATCGAAGTAAACGAAACTGTAGCTTATTACATTGGGGATAAGCTTCCCGATATTTTAAAAATATTAAAATATACTAAAGAGTATGATCAGGCTCTTGTAGATTTATTTGACAGTCATTGTATGTATTTGGCTAATAATAATAAATTTATAGCCGAATCATATAAGATCAAATCAGATGTAGACGGGTATTGTAAATCGTTAAATCAGTTGTTAGAAATTAATAACTTCGAATATGATTTGCTTAGAGCATTTGATATTATCCCTACAGATTTAGATAAAGAAAACTTCTCCGAAGGAACTTTATCCCCAGTAGCAGCCGAAGTGTTATCTGGATTATTAACAATGACTATCGATAAATCTATCGTACTAAAATACGATAAAGATATCGATCTATCAAAAATTAAAAGAAGATACTGCCTTGTATCTGACAAAGATTCAAATGTATATGTAGTAGGATACACAGTATGTGGTAAGTACCATGTACCTATTGAAAATACAGAATCAGAGCAGAATGTAGAAAAGCTTAATACCTTATTAGCTTCACCGTCAACTCAGCTTGCTTATTCTCATCTTAAATTTAGACAGGATAAATATAAGTAATCTGAGATATAATTATATATTATTGTAGTGCTATAAAAATGTATTGCTTCTAGAACAATACATTATATAGAGTAATATATTACAAATCTATTTTTAAGGAGGACCATAATTATGGCAAACGAAAACAAGAAAACATTTTTCAAATTGGCTCAGAAGCCGAAATTCCCGAAGACAAATGATTCAGCATTAATGACAAGTTATGATCTGTCAAAACATGTAAATGCTCTTATGTCAAGAATCTTTACAGACTATGCAGGTTGTAGAGTATATGTTGATCAGTCTCAGACAGCTAACGGATATCAGATGATGGATCCAAATCATCCAGTACATGTTGATCTGTACTTTGCCCTTGGTAAGCAGAAGAATCCTACAGATAAAACAGTATATGCATTCCGTCAGATTTCAGATCAGGTTAAAGAAGCAGCAGGAACAGGAAAATCAAACTACGTTGCAGCGTGTATTGGACACAATGTCGCAGTTACTCAGAATAAGTCTTCTGAAATCACACAGGAAGCCATGGATATTCTTGGAAGTATGTTGTGGTACAATATAGCTATGGGATTATCAGCAAAACCATCAGCTAAAGAATTTAACAACAAAGGTATTGTCGTAGAAGCTTCTACGACTCAGGGAAACACACCTTACATGACACCGAATACACAGAAGATTGTGTACAACATTGTAAGATATGTGGATATCAACAGTATCCTGAATACATTGTTTACAGATGAAGAGGAAGAAGAGCAGCTTATTTATCAGGTAACTCCAATCAAACCTATCATCCCAATGCCAACAGGATATGTTGTACCAAACACGGCAGAACAGAAATGGCTGTTCAATGTTAACAGACTTAACCAGAGAACATTCTCTGATCTCTGTAACGAGCTTGGCGGTTTCAATACCACAAACGGAATCAATATCTGTACCGATTCTTATTAAGAACTTTGAGGGTGAGATTAATCTCACCCTCAATTATTTTTTAAATAATAGGAGGAAAAATAAAATGGGAACAACTAAACCATTCACATATGAAGTAGATCCAAACTTTGATCATGTTCTCGAGGAGAAAGGAAACACTTATACTGCACTAAGAAAAATTAGATGGGGTGATCGAGAAGATTTTAAAGTAGATGTAAGAAAATACTACGCTACTGAAGAAGGAGAGAGAATGTCAAAAGGTTGCTCGTTTATGAGCGATGAAGGTGTAAATGAAATGGTAAACGTTCTTATAGACAATGATTATGGAGATGCTAAAAGAATAGCAGACTCTATTGTTGAAAAGAGAATGGATATATGTGCACGGGTATATGATCATTTAGAAAATGATCAGTCTTTGAAAAAAGATTTAGATAAAATGATATCTGAAGGATTCATTGAAGATGATGAATCTGAAGAATATTATGATTTGGAAGGGGTAATATAAATGAATACACCTTATAATTATGCAAATCTAGATACTCTTGTATCTAGTGTTATATATGGATATTATACAAAGTATGAAAGGTTGATACCTCTCATAAATGAAAACTTTGTAGGGTCCACAGCAACTACATTAGATATTTTTGTGGATGTGATGGATATTTTTAGAAGATTAGATAAAGCGTCTTCTAAAAACAGTTTCCTTACTATAACAAATCCGCTTGTAGTTACTTCTGGAATAATTAATATGATAGCTCACTATAGATATTTCTTTAGAACTAGATATAGATGCGAGACTAGATTCTGGCTAATAAGTTCTAAAGGAAACTCTTTAGCATCTATGTATTATCCAGGATTTAAAGTACCTATACTATCTACAGAGATGTATAAATTGTATACTCAAAACGTAGAATTCATTGCAGCGTTATGTAATAATATTCACAACGCTCAGTTTGAATATACTGATGTAGATTTTGTCACTAAGTCTATTGGTATAAGAACTGTAGAAGGATATGTTAATCCTGCTATATTAATTTCAAAAGATCCTTTTACATTACAAGGGTGTGCTACACCTAATACATTAGTGCTAAGACCTAAGAAGAACAATACAGGTGATGTATCTACGTTATCTAATATTGCAACAGCAGTCACAGATTATATTAACGCTATATCTAACAATAAATCGGATCATGTTAATATAAGTGCGTGCCAATTATCGTTACTAATGGCGTTAACAAGAGTTCCATCAAGAGGATTACAGAGTGTATTCAACATACCAACTGCGATAAAATATCTGAACAATGCATATATAAAAAATGCAACTACATCATATCCTTGGGATATAGATAGTTTTATGAATATCTTCGTATCTGCAAACGGTAAGCTTTCAAAAGATCCTTTTGAAATAATATCCCGATTTAAAGCTTGCGATACTGTATTCTTGCAGTATGCTGGGTATGAAAATATGCCAGAAGCTAAACTGTACAAAGGTATAGTTAACTTATATGATGCGGACGGTATGAAACGAATTAACGAGCAATATTTCAAAGATTGTCCATTGGACCTTAATGCGCTATAACCAAAACATTCCACTAAAGAGTTTAAACTCTTTAGTGGATTTATTTTTTGTAAGGAGGAATATTTATGGCATCCTTGATAGCATCGTACAAGTTTACAGTTCAATTGGAATTGTTACTTAAAAACAAATCATATCCAATACCATCTAGCTCTGTAAAATCCATAATGATAAATTATGATTATGATAAAAATAATATGCCTGTATTATATTTAAACGTAAGACTCAGTAGTACAATATATAATAAAATGATTCTCAATGCAGATACTGCAACTTTGAGTTTTAGGTTATATAAATTTGATGAACTTGGAAATAGTATTATTAATGAACCGTATATAGAAGATAATTTTACATATGTAATGTCTTCCGATCCAAACTATGATGAAACATTAGAGCAAGTAGTTTCAGGTAAAGCTATGGCTGACAACGATAATGCTGATTCATATCTAGAAGGGTATATAAGTATATTAAGTTTAAGACTCATTAATGATAATAAAAAGTTTATAAACGACGTGGTAAAAGATACTGATCCTTTATCTATAATACATAAATACACTAGCCATATGCCAATGTGTATTGAACCTTTGGATAATGCTGATCATATAGATCAGTTTATAATACCACCTATAACAAGTATAACAAATCTTATACATTATATAAATAATAATTATTGTTTATATAAATCCGGATACAGATTCTTTAGAGATTTTGCAGCTACTTATCTATTAAGCATGAAAGGTAAACCTGTTAATACTTCTAATAATAACTTTAATACAATAATTATATCCATAAGAGATCCTATGGATAGATTAAGTAAAGTAAGTTCTATGGAAATTGATAGAAAGAACCATGCATATATTATTTATGTAAATGCTAAAGATACTTCTATAAAGATAGATAGAACTACAAATAAGCAATATAATTCCATTCTAGGTGTAGACACACTAGGAAACACAATTAAAGAGGAATTAAAAATTCCGGATACTCCAGATATATCGGAAAAGGTTATTATAGAACGCGTGCAAAATGATAATTTAGAAAAGATATATAATTCTAAAGCGACTATAGAATCTTTATCAGTGATTCTAACGATAGCAAAAAACGAAATAGATAGTACATTACTTACCCCAAACAAAGAATATCAAGTAAGAAATTACTCCGGTTCACGGGATTTTGATGGTAGGTATGTATTATCATATAAAAAAGAAATAATGTATCAGCAAGATAAAAACTTTATAGATAGTGTAATGTTTGGATTGCGACGAGTAACAGAGGAGTAGGATTTGATCCTACTCCTCTTTTTCCTTTTTAGAAATCGTCATAATCCTCATCATCAAGAATTTCTTCAACCTCTTCCATTTTTGTTTTGCAATCTTCTGATTTAGATTTACAACCTTCATTTTTTGTCTTGCAGCTTTCTTCTTTTTCTTTCTTAGCTACACAACTTTCTTCGTAATCTAACATTGCTTCCAATAATACATCATCTTCGAAATCATTAAACATATTAATTTCCTCCTTCTTGAGAATTATTATCGGTTTCTTTATTTGGATTTGGTTCCAATTTAGCTCCTTTGATCTGGGCAAGTTTCTGCAAAAATACAATATGTTTTTTCATTGCCATATTGTAAGCATTCATTACAGCAACAATAACCTCAGAACTTATTGAGAAATATTGTTTAACAGAATCAGACTTTGAATCTTCTTTCTCAACATCTTTTACATCACTTGTATCTTCATAAAAATATGTAAGCATGGTATTCTCTAAAGAGTTTTCTTTCGCTACAATATTTTTCGTAGATGTTACTGATTTATCTAATGAATTTCTTGCTTTTTCAAGATTAGCTATAGCTTTCTTATATCCAGCAGTGACAAAAGTAAAGCCTTCATTTCTGTCAGTATTTGTATATTTTGATTCATTTTCCTGATAGATTTTCTTCATCAATCTATCTTTGGCAGATTCATTACCATCTGAAGGTGCCAAGATGGATCCATATTTCTGAGAAAGATACTTACCTTTATCTTTCAATAATTCAGCATCTCCTTCTGAGAATGGAACTAAGTTAAATTGATCAAGAACTTTAATATCAATTTTCTGAATAGTCCATGTGTCAGGTATCTTAGCAGACATTATTTTTTCTTTATTTTTCTGAATAAAGTTTATCTGATACTCATAGTTCTTAGTAAAAGAACTAACGAACTTCTGTACCATATTTGTAATCTGCTGAGCTATATTTTGAATAATAGCTTGAACAGATTTTTTCTTCTCATTAATATTAGCTGCAGTATTTCCGCCAGCAACATCTTCCTTGATAGATTCCAACAGAGATTGTTTCATGATCATATTTTCAATAGATCTTGTTTTTTGGAATAATTCTGCTTCGAAAAGATAGAATTCTTGTTCTATTTCTTGTTCAGATTCGTCTTTCTCGATAACAGTTTTATCTTCATCGTTATCAGAATCCGGTTCATCATCAACATAGAAGTCCTGTAGTTCTGGATCATCCATATCATCAGAATCAACAACATTATTGTTATCGTCATCATTATCTCCTGGATCAATCTCGTTATTAGGAGTATTATCTACACCAGCTGCAGCTGTATTGATAATATCTTTACATTGAAGCAGATATTTAATAATACAATCCATTTTAATAGAGATTGCAATGAGATAAAGATTACAAATCTCATTTATCTGAGATATTTTAGTATAGATGAAAATATTCATTTGGTTAAATGAATATGAGTTCATCCTATAAGTCTTATCTTCAACCCCATCTTCATCTGTTTTAATCGGAAGTTTATTATCCTGATTTCTAAAGAACATAGATCCAACTTCATCTGCAACTTTTTCTAGACCATCGCAAAAATCTGTTACAGATTTATTGATCACATTAATATAGTTGATATAATTCATAATATCAAGCTTAGCTTGTTTTACACATCCAATATCAACTTCCATATCGCAAGAAGGATTCTTTACAAATCTACCATATATAGTTTTTGCAAATGAATCTCTTGTACATTTTTCACATCCTGTAAGTTTTTCAATACATTTATCCAACCAACCATCAGAAATTTCTGATGATAAATTATTGCATACCGTAGCAATAATTTGAGCCTTTTCTTCTTCCGTCCCAATAGGACCGAGATCTTGAAATAATTTGCCAATGAAAGCAAATTCTTTTTTGAATATTTTATATGGTTCTATCTCTGGGACATCATCATTCAATAAATTATCATATTGAACACCTTTGTATGTTTGAGTATCCATAATATTCGCATTATCTGGAATATCTAAAATATCCTTATTAGCATCAGCAAAATTTTCAACATTGATCGTAAACTGTGATGCTAATTCTTGAGCTTTAAGAATATAATTAGTGATAGCTTTCTTATATTCTTTAAAGAATTCTGCAAATTTTTTGTTTTCTTCCGGTTTAGAATCAGCTTCCAATACGGAAATATATAAACAACGTGTTATATCTAAAATATCAGAATCAGCTTCTCTAAGCACATTTAATCCAGAAGAAAGAAAAGTCTGTTTATTAAACGTATTTACTAACTCAGGAGAACAGTTTTCTGTGAGTATACGAGTAAAATTAAACAAATTGCTCATGATTATCCTCCTTAAAAATAATATTTAATGTGGATAGGTGGCCCGCACCTATCCACTTTTGTCAAGCCTGATTAAGCTTAAAATGTCATTCCGAATTCTACAGAATCAATAACACTTGTAGATTCAGTCTTAACGTCTTTTGCAGCAGCCGCTACAATAATAGCCTTGCACTGTGCTCTGCTCATATTGATCATTTTAACATAAGTTCTGTTAACCAATGTCATGACAGATCCTAATTTATTAAGCACTTTAACTGTACTGTGAATTGCTTTTGATGTTTCTGTTGGAACAACTTTGTATTTCTTTGCAGCTGTTTCCATCTTTTTAGCAGCCTTGATCTGAGCATTGATTGTCTTTTTGTTTTCAGTATAGAAGGATTTAAGATCTTCTTTTACGCCTTTGGATGCTTTAAATTCTTTGATAGCATGATCAGCCTTAAATGCCTGTTCTTTCTTTTCTTCTTTTTTACCTTTAAGAAGAGCTCTCATTACTGCACTTGCAGTATCATTTTCAGAAGTGACTTTGATACCGATCATTTCATATAATTCTTTAAAATCATCATATTTTGTAGCAGTATCGTGTTTTGCAAGATCATCAAATACCATATCGCTAGTTGTTGCGATGTTTTCAATGATCTTTTTACCTTCTTCTGCAAGTACACTTACTCCCATAAGACCGTATGTGCCTTTAACCATTGCAGTTTTTCCTGCAGCTTTTTTCTCGTATTTGTCAAGGAATCTCTGATCTAATTTCAAAGTATCATCGATTTTCTTCATAACAGTTTTAAAGAACTTCTGGATATTTTCCCAAAGCCATTTAACACCAGATTTGAATTTATCGATAATGCTCTGCATTTTTGTTTCTTCATATACCATTTCCTGGCTGCTTTCACGAAGGAACATATATTCCTCTGCCATAATAGCCATATCAAGGTTTTTCATATTCATTTCATTTTCATATGCAACCTGTAAAATGAAATCCATAGGATCAACACTTTCATCAAGCGCTGCTACAGATTCCAGAGTTGTTTCTTCTACTTCTGGTTCGAATTCACCCATCATGCTTTCCATAACAGATGTACGACCGAATCCCATAACATCATCAAACATAGACATGTCTAGTCCTCCTTTTTATTAATTATTTTACTTATTTGTTATAATCATGCGATTATAATAGTGTTAAAATATAGATGCTGAGTCAGGTATAGTATCAGTTACATCAGATAATTTAGCTTTTTGTTTTTTATCTTCTGCAATCTGTCTTTCTGATTCAGCATTAGCTTTGGTTGATTTTACCATAAGCATATTAGACCATTTCTTAAAATGATCTGCAATTTTATGTTGCTTCTTTATAATTTTCTTACGCTGCTCCGGAGTCTTAGTTCTATTATATTGAACTTTCTCTGCATTCAATCTAATAATATCTGCTTCACCTGCAAGATATTCTGATACAGATTGTCGTAAATTATATAAAGCTGTGGTTAACTGATGAAGAATTGGAATAATTGTTGAAAGTAATGCAATTACTGTAGCTCCAGTCATAAGAATAGTAAATACATCTTCTTTAACAATTTCAGATTCTGCATTTTCTTTTACTGATCTTTGAGCTTTTAATAAAGCATCAAAAGTTTTTTCAATCTCGCCTTTCTTACAAGACGTATTGAATCTTTCGAGATTCTTAAACAACAATCCATCTTTTGTCTTAGAATTGGAAATTTTAGCTAATTCTAAATCAATAATCTCACTAGCTGGATCTTTTACAAATTCAACTGTAGCTGAGATAAGAATAGAAGTAGCACTTACAATAGAAAGTGCAATTGTGTTATAAAATACAACTGCAACTTCACATTCAATATTGTATCCCTTTTCCCATATTCTCTTATACTTTTTGAGATTCTCGACAGCAGTAAAGATAGTATCTGCAGAAGCAGTGCTCTGTCTTTTAGCTACCATCATATCTCTAATAGTAGTAAGACATTCCATGATATCCATATAATTTGGAATTTTGGTAATATCTCCCTTAGACATAGGTATTTGGCCAAAATCAATATCCGTAACTTTCTTTACTATACTATCGTATAATTTAGAAGCTAAGCTTCCCAATACTTGATTCTGATCAGCCTCGTTAATCGTAACAAGACATTTTCTTGTTTGTCTATCAGCAATATCAAAATATTCTTTAATATACTGATTATATAAGTCTCGGTTCATTTTATTTTCACCTCCTTATTATGACATTTTTGTTATAAGATTTACGACTTTTTTGTATGCTCCGTCGCCAGCTTCTCTTTCAAGTGATGTAAATGAATATGTTTCATATTCAGTATCACCATCAGTCATAATACTAATACTCTCTGCAGTCTCATCTACAACTACAAAATAGAGAAGATTAAGTTTTTCCATAATAGGGCAAATAACTCTAGGCTGCATCACATCAATATTTTCATATTTTCTCAATTCATCAACTTCTTCTGATGAAATTACGAGAGATGTAATAGCCTTAGCGCTATTGTTTAATCTTAACGATCTTCTTATTTTTCCTTTAATAGCTCTTCTTTCTAATGCCTTGAAGATTCTTGATCCAGAACCCTTTCTTGATTTGGATACAGAATCAAGTTTAGCATCATCAATACCTAATAAGAAATCTTTAATAAAAGAAATTTCTCTAGTAGATACTTTAACAAGCTTAAGAATAATATCATTATCAATATGCTTTGTAATGATCTTATTTAAAATATCAGATGAAGAAATTGCATAAAGTTTAGATTTTACTCCAACTACAGCCTGTTGCGCTACGTTCAAATCTCTATCTTTATCGTTTACATAAAAATTTACAATCATCATAGAAGGCTGCATTTCATTAGCTTTCTTTACATCAGATTGCAATAATTGAGCAGATAAATACTGACGTTTTTGATCAGATGCAGTTCCAAGAGCTTTTCTGGCATCATTGTTGTTTTTTGTGCGTTGAAGTTCTCTATCTTCTTCTGAATCTTTTTCTCGTCTATCTTGCTGATATGCCCATCTAGCGTTATCTTTAGTATCTGGATTATCTGAGTATACGTCATCATTTAGTTCATCATCAGTAGCATCTCTTTTATTAGCAGTAAACCCATTCGGTCCATATGTATAGCTACCATCGCTCTTTCTATATTTTGGAGCTTCCTGAATAACTACAGATCTGCCATAATTATTAACTTCAGAATACTCTAATAATGAAGTTGGATTGACTTCATTATCTAAAACAAAGTTAATATTTCTTTTACAGTCTTCTGCTACTGCAGAAATTTTAGATCTTTCAATCATAGTAGTAGATTCTTCAAGGCTTTCCATCATATCCATGAATTTATCTAAGTCCATTTTAGACATATCTAAATTTTTATGAAATTTAGCCATATGTGTAACTGCATCTGTAGCATTAGTAATATTAAATGCACTGAATGCCATTTGTAACATAGATACATTTTTTCGTTCAATAGCTTTTGCTACCATACTAGCAGTTTCTATAGGTAATGTATCTGTACAACAAACCGGAAATACAGCTGTAAGACCAGCTGTAGCTTTAGCTAAAGATGATGATCTGAGAAGTCTTTTATCTCTAGGATCAATCACATCTTTACCAGCATTTATACCGTCTTTAATCATTTCAAATACATCTGAAACAACTGTTTCATGAATTGCGTTTTGCATGTGCTGACCATCCTTTCTTAATTTATTATATCAATGTTAAATTTACAAAAAATAAAAGACTTGCGTAATAAGCCCTATTTCCTACTAATTATACTCGCTAGAAATTATATTTATACTGTTTCTTCATAGCTAGAGTATAAGGTGTTTCTTCTGTTTGTTGCCGAATAGTAGGTATAGATATATTTCCTTTATACTGGATATTCGTAGATGGATTGCTTTTATTTTCTTCTCTATCAGGATCCATCTGGGAAAAAGTATTATAGTTTCTAACTATACTTCTCTGAATTGATTGTCCAGAAAAAGGATTATCTGTTTTCTTAGGGCTATAATCATCATTTATAGCTGAGCATACATATCCTTCAATAAGAGTTTTTGCAATAGGTGCGATAGCAGTAAAAATTTCATTAAACATATTCTATCAATCTCCTTTCAATTGTTAAGCATTAATATTTAGTGGAACCAATCTAGGTGGATTGGGGGGATTCATAAAATATTTTAATATAGCACTCATTAACTCAGCAAGTCTTTTCACTTATATAATATACAAATACGATTCTATTTATACCTGAAACATCATATTAAGTTAAATAAGACAGGAGGGATAATCGTGGCTTATATGCAAAAACATAAACCGCCAAGTTCCATTATAAATATGGAATCCAAAGATATGAATGATCTATTAAAGTCTAATCTTATCTACAATAGGCAAGATCTATGTTGGTATGAAAAATTTAATAGATTTGGAGCAATGGATCCATATAACAATTTAAGTCAATCTAAAGAATATTTATTTTTCACAAAACCTGATTGTCATATATTTACTCCAGACACAACTAATTTACAACCAGTTTTAGCTAATAACCCATTCTTTATAGATGCTGCTAACAGATATCCTCATGTAATTCAACAATTACAGAGCAGTGCTGGAGCATTAGGAACTGATAAAGAAGACGCTATTACTAAAAATCCATTTATGGTTCTCTTATCAAACTCGGTTAAGAACACTATAGATTTTCAAGCACTCACTGCAACTGAAATGGACAATGCTGTAAATATGTACGGTACAAGTATTCCATACAGAAAAGACGCATGGCTAGGAGATGAAAATGTTGATTTTTCTCTTGAGTTTGAAGATTCAAGATTTCTTGAGGTGTATATGCTTTTAAAAATATATGAAGAGTACGAACGATATAAAACAGTAGGAATGATATATCCTCCTAATTTAAATAAAGCTAAAGAATATGGAGAAGCAAAACATAATTGCAATTCTTATATTGCAAATAAAGAGCTTCATGATACATTTGGAATATATAGATTTATAGTAGGAGAAGATTATCAAACCATAATACATTATTCTTATATATGCGGCGCATTCTTCAATAGTGTTCCTAGAGATGCATTTAATGATCTGAAGAATGGAGAAGGATTAACTTTCTCTGTAGATTTTAAAGCATTCTGCGTTCTTGATATGGATCCAAGAATATTAGTCAATTTTAATAAAATTATATATGATGCATATGGGGAAAATGCAATGCAACGAACTAGACTTCATATATATGGCCAAGCAAATAAAACACTTGCAGAGGAAACTAATGCTAGGGTAAATGGAGATTGGGCTAAGTACCCACTTGTAGCAAGAGTTCCTGCGGGAGGAGCTTCATGGTTTGGAAGTAAGAGTATGAAATATCATTATCAGCTACAATGGTTCCAATAAAGGAGGTAAATTATGAAAAATATATTAAATACAGATATATACGATCTTGTAGATTCTGTCCAAGAACTAGAAGAACGATATATAGATGAAGAAAGTCCTGACACGTTAGCGTTAGGGATATATGGATATCTAGCAGATATCCATGCTACTATACTTCAAAACTCAGCTATAACAACAGGAGAATTAGGTAATGAGCTTTTTCCAGCAAGAGCTAAGTTTGAACGTAACGTAATCAACCATGCTATTATTCAAAATATAGAAAATATTAATGCAGTTCCTGCAACAATAAGTGCTATATTGGGAATATTCGAAGAAGATTTTGATAAATATATGATCAATGATAAATTTATCATTGACAAAGAAATACCATTTGCTATTCAGGATTTTCCATATCATCTCGAATATGATGTTATAGTAAATAGAACAGTCCTCCCAAACAATGAGTATGGATATTCAGCACTTTATGATATGGAAAGGAAAAATAATCTTAGTAAGATTACAAATCCATATCTTCAAGCTCCATTTAGACAAAGATATAACGGTAAATGGATGATATTCTTTTATATAGAATTAATGCAAGTATCTCACGATACATTTACAAAAACTCTCATTACAAATAATCTTGTGGAAAACAAGACTGTTATATTCCAATTCAATGATCAGTTAGCAGACTTTGTAGTTAGAATAACAGAAGGAGATGAAGTTGTATATCTTACTCCAGTATTTGAAGGCATGGGATTAGAAGATAATTTAAAAGATTTCTGTTACTATTCATACATCGATGCAACTCATATAAGAGTACGTTTTGATTCGTTATCGTATGTGCCAAAAATCAATGCAAAGATAGAGATTAGAATTAAAACTACAAGAGGGTCTGAAGGAAACTTTGAATATACTAAAGACGTGTTCCCGGTAATAGGATCCAATAATTATAATTACAAACGATTATTAACTACTCTTCAGTTTGCATCTGATTCTCATGGAGGATTAGATAGAAAATCGGTAGATGAGTTGAGAAAAATGCTTCCTAAAGAAGCATTATCAAGAGGAAGTATTACTTGCTGGCAAGATCTTGAAAATTATTTTAATATGCTTAATACTGATGAAAATAGATTGATTATCCAAAAAAGAGTAGATAATCAATTTGAAAGATCATATTTTGCGTATATGGTATTAAAAGATGGGTATAATAATGTCATCCCTACAAATACATTTGATATTGATTGCAGGGTTGAAGATTTTGATACTCATGATAATAGAAAGCATGTTCTTAAACCAGGTTGTTATATTTTATATGATGATTTTGATAAGAATAAAGCTAGAGTTATAAAAAGAACAGATTCCAATGCTGAAGAATTAGATAAACTTGAAGCTGAGGATAAAACAAATTTCCTGTATACGTGCCCATTTATGCTTGTAGTTACAGGAGATCCGTTATATGTATCGTATTATCTTACATTAGTAAATACTATGAATCAATTGGATTTTACTTATGTAAATACCAATGCCACAATACAGTTTATTTGTACTAACGTTCATTGGTATAGGCAATATCTTACAAATCCAAATTCATATTTCTTAGAATTTGCTATATCTCCAAATATTGAAAACGGAGAGCAATTGATTATATTAGATGAAAATAATCAGGTAAAAGAAAATAAATTAAAAGTATTTATTGTTTTCTTTAACGACGGTAAAGATAACGCTCCATATGCTTACTGCGAAGCAGAGTTCAATGGCTTATATGGAACTGGAAATAGTTCATATAAATTTAAAGCCGAGTTAACTACTGAAGATATTCTTAGCGATGATAATAAAATTTACATGCACGGGCTCACAAGAGCTAATAGTACAGAAGAAACAGAAACTATGTTGCTCACTCCTCATGTAGGTGTAAAGATTTATGTGTGCGCACAATTAGATGATGAATTTGGTGTATTTGGAAGACATGATTTGGATGGTATAGTGCCAGGTCTTGATAAATATACTGTATGTAATATGTATACAGTAAATGATGGTCTTAAATTCTACGAGAATTACTCCGAAATCATTTCATCTCAGGTATATGATATTAAAGTAGAGGGAGAATATACTGATCATGACGGATTCCATATTATGAGAGTTCCATGTATCAGGAGATCTTATGTAAACTCGGAAGAGAATATGAGAGAATTTATTGAAAATATAAATTATAAGAAAGCTTATATTGATAAAGCTTTATATATCCTTGAAGATAATTTTGTTATCGATTTTAAATTCTTTAATACATATGGACCGTCTAGAATATATACAATGGATAGATGGGGATATGAAAAGAAACTTATCGATAGAGTTAATCTTACTATGGATTTCGAAGTTAAATTACTTCAGACCTCGGATAAGAATACTAAAGACTATATCCTTAGAGACATAAAAGAAATTGTAGAAGATCTTAACGATATTTCAAGTTTACACATTCCTAACTTGATTACTACTATCACTAATAAATATAGAGAATCTATAGAATATATCGAGTTCTTAGGATTCAATGGATATGGACCTGGAGTTCAGCATATCTACAGACAAGAATATAATGTAGTAACTGGAACTAAAGACGTTAATATGGTACCTGAGTTCCTTACTATACATACGGATTTAGATATGACTCCTGATATAAATATCAAACTAGCCTAAACTGGTACAATAACATAAAAGTAAGATTATGGTATCATTAAAAAGGAGGAAATGCATTCATGGACAGTTTTATGAATTCTTGTAATTACACTCTGCAACCAAACAATTCTAGTGCTGTAGCTGCAAGAGAAAATATGGAAAGAGATAATATGCGTAGAACTCGTGTATTAGAACAACAGTACGCCTCAGATAAGAGACGTAAAGATTTCAATGCATTTACTTCTGAATCAAAAGATTTTCTGCTTACTGAGTCTTTAAATTATTTACTCAGAAAATGCCTTCCAGAAAACATTACAGAATCTTTAGCTATGAATGCTAGAGCTGTAGTAGAATCTTTTGTAAAAGAGGAAACTTCATTTTCTCTTCTCAACAGATTTAAAACAAAAACATTGCTATTATCAGAATTAGCTAATGTAGTTGAGACTACACATCAGAAAGTTCTTCATGGAGCTGAAGGTAAAGATGCACCTTTCAAGATTTCTAATTCTGACATGAAAGCATTCCACAGCAAACTTGAAAGTTTAGATTGTGATCAGGTCACTAAAGAAATCGTATCAAGAGTAGCTAAAGCTGAAGAAGAATTTGTAAAAGCTAATGTAAAAGACAAAGAAACATTAGAAGAATTAAGCGATGCTACAAACAAAAAACTTGAAGGTATTAAAAATAAAGACGAGGAAAAAGAAAAGCTTATCAAACAAGAATGCGCTGCTATGTACAGAAGAAAAGTGGATAATTTGATGAACAGAAAAAAAGGCATTCTTGAAAGTATTGTTCTTAGAATGAGCCGTAACATTGTTACAGAAGATACATTGTTACCATCATTTACACAAGAAAATGGAAAACTTGATATGCAGAAAATCATTGATACATCAGAGGTAATGTATACTTTCATGGAAATGGTAAATACCATGAGAATAAAAGATGTGAATACATCTTACATTAATGAAATATTATCAAGCATAAAATAAAAATCTCCCTAAGGCAGTGAAGCCTTAGGGAATTTCTTTTTTAAAAATTAACTAGAACAAGCCTAGATAATGTATTGATTGGCATTATACTTATATTATATAATGTCTTTATATAAGGAGACATATGAAGATTTATATAAATATCATCATATACTCTTTTATATGATTCTTTTTGATTAGCTGCCAAACTGCAATCTCTAATTATATAATTTATAAAATTAGTTTGCATAAGCATATGTAATAATGCATCTTCTATCTCAAAACAATATTCTTCAGCATTATCGTTTTTTGTTTTTCTGCACTTTATTTTATATTCATATGAATCAGAATAATCCATATCTACCACACCAGGAATAAAATTCATAATACTATCTTGTAAATGGGATAGGTTATTTGGATAGAACTTATGTCTTAAGTAGAGTCTGAAGTCAATAGCGGTTTTATAGAAATCTAATAAAAAATTGTTATTCATTATACTAATTCTCCTTTTCTGTCTAAATAATGTAAATTAGGATTATTAAATCCTTTTCTAGCTAGCATAGCATTATAGAAGTTTTTAGTATAAACACAATTTAAGTACCGTAATTTTATTTCAACTCTTGGTAATATAGAGTAGTATTTATGAACTGCACCATCTATTACTAGAGTATCATCCATCCATATATTATAATTAAACATATCGCAATATTTTTTTGCGATATTGTCCCAATCAGGTTTAGAAAATGGAGGTCTAATCAATCCTATTTCACATAAGAAAGTATCAACTACATTTGCACTTGATGGGGTTTTTAGATATACATTATATTCAATATTACATGGAGTTGATATCAATCCATCTAATTGAATAAGTTCAGTATTAACTAATTGTCTCATATACCTATGATCTTCACCTGCACCTGGCACATATACGTGTATCATAGGATCAGTTATAGCTAATTTGTTATAGTTAGATTTTAATATTCTAACTCTTGGTCTTGAGGCTCCTTCTGGTTCCTCTAATAATTCTATCACATTATAATCATAATAGAATAAATTATTTAATACATTTTGTCTCTTTAGTAAAATTTCGTCCATTTTAGCTGGAGACAGATTATAATAATCTACCATCCAATTCAATCTTTCTGTATAATCTATAGGAATATTTCCATACTTCATTTCATACTGTTTTTGTTTTTGTGCTCTTGTCATATTAACCCTCCTAATACAAAAACTTCACAAGTATAGGTATATCCTATACTTGTGTGTTTTGTATATATTAACCTTTAAAAACTCCAGTATACATATTATACAGCTTATTCATTCCACCTTGAGACGCTTTTTGCCACCAGGTATAACCTGTAAGTTTATCTTTCCAATAATTTTTCTGAATCATTGCCCATAAATCCAGAGATCTATCTAAATCTGGCTTATTTATAGATATACCACAACTATTTGCAAGATAATTTAAATATGTAGTATTATTAAGAAACGACTTTCTTTGATTACCAGTAGTATATTCAGACATAGCCATTACATTATAAAGATCTTTAATTGTCATGGATATATCAACTTCACTAGGAAGTCCATCTAATGTCCAAGACCCTTCTTTACCTTTTTCTATACTAAGATCTGTTATAATACCCATATCGCAATTAAATAATCCTTTATAAAAGGCTCTAACTAAAAATGGGCTCATATATCCATTAACCGACGGTTCTTGGTCAAAGTCTTTATTTATAATAGATTTACCGTACGGAGATCTTGGCATAGTTAATGCTATTAGATGATTTATAGGAACTATAATATCTAAAAACCAACTTACTTTATTTGGGCAAGGGCATCTTAATTTAATCTTTACATCGAATGATTGAGAAAATGTACTATCTGACCAGATTTCTGGAAATATCAATTTACCGCCCGAAGCAATAGTAACAAAATCCTCTCCTAGATCTTTTATTGTTTGCGACCCTCCAAGAAATTTATCTACTACGTTACCAAGATTTGTTAACGCATCATCGATAGCACTTTGATTTTTCATTATATCTATACCAGTATTAGCTCCAACTAAGAATTGAATTTCTTTAGCAATACTTGAGAAATCATTGACTTTATCTGCTAGCTGAGATGAAGTTGTATCATTTCCAAAAGACTCACTCTTAGATGAATCAGCGTCAGTATAGAAACATACATAGCTTTTATTAGATACTAATAACGAATCAAATTTATTATTAGATGCTTTCTCCCATTTAAAATCTGCTGCTTTAGCTTTAACTCCATTTACATCTATCTCCACATCTCCTATACCCAAATATATAGCACTGGCCTGATTAGCAGCATTTACATACTTCCAATAATTCTCAGTGTCATACGCAAAGGTATAATATTTACCTGGTTTTTCTAAAAAGTCATTTATATCAGATGCACCGTCACCATCATTCAATAATACATCTAATACAGCTTTCTTTTCGCCAGTTTTATAACTAGACATGAAATCTACTTTACCAGGGGATATCATGAGAAGTGGCATTCTAGTTATAATTCTTTCTGCATAAATAGAACCAAATGATGATTTTGAATCAGGTCTAGGATCTACTGATTCTGGAAACTGGTATGGTATTCCATAAATACCACTCAGGTTATCTACTAATAAAGAATCAGCAACATTACCTGCCTCTTGGGTGTCTCCGTATTCGCTATTTACATATTGCATATAGATATCTTTCTTTTCTTCGGGAGTCATTTGAGATATTTTATCTAACGTTTCGTGATCAAGAGTTCTAACCTTATCTTGGCTTTCCTCAGTAGTTTCTTGAGTTGAATTTGCACTTAGATCTTCTATAACTTTAACTCTAGATTTCATAATCCATCCTTTTTTCTCTGGAATAAAATAAAAACCATTTCTATCTAAAGTAGCTCTAAGCTTAACATTAGGATCTACATATCCTATATTTCTACTACTTGTTCCTGCATTTTCACGTAATATTGTTTGAGAGGTTGTCTGAACTTCTTTATTTATTACTATCTGAACAGAAGATTCATTAGGCATAATTACGTCTCTCCTTTCTATTAAATTAATATATGGTTGAAGAGGTCTTTTACCACCTCTTCAACCAATTATTTTATTATTGTCTTGCTATCGCTTCAACGTTTCTAATCAAATTCTCTAAAGCTTGATCTTTAGTATTCTTTGCAGAATCTTTTAAAGCTTTAAGTGCAAGAGTTTTTGTAGCTAATAAGTCAGATGCAACTGTATTATCTGCAGAAGATCCACTTGTTCCTTTTATATCGATAATATTCACTAATAATTTAGCAATATCTTTGATAGAACTTGTGTTGTCTACTACTTGAGATAATAATGTAATTACTACATCTATAAGTTTATCTACGTTAGATGATTGTTGTACTTGTTTTGTCTGATTTGCAGAAACTATTCTAGAACTGCTACCTGACTGAGGAGATTTATTTCCATAGTTATAGGTAGGAGCTTTATCAGATAATCCTGATCCAGAACCAGCACTCCAAGCAATGTCATCTTTATATTGTTGATAGTATTTATCATAGTAACCAGAAACGTCACCATCTTTATTCTGACCAAAGAAATCCCAGAATGTATAGGTTGCTCCTCCGCCAGAAAATCTACCAGGATTTTGTTTAATCTTTGTAGTGTGCTGTTTATATTGAGATCTGTCTTCGCTTTTTCCGTTACCCCAATGACCATCAATAGCAGCATCTAATGGGAACATATCGTGTTCTGTTACATATCTAGGCAAAGTACGTTTACCATTAACCAATACATCTTCTACAGCTTTTCTAGTTACATCAGTAGGAGCGTTATCCATACTTGTAGATGCATACCATCCACCTGTAAGAGTGCGTCGTAAATCGGCACCAGTAGCTTGCCGTCCGTATTGAACTTCATTTAAGTTAGCCATCTGAGATGCTTCTTGAGCTGCAGCGACTGGATCTGATCCGCCAGTTTCACCAGCGATAATTCCAGCAGCTAAATCTTTCTGGCTATTATCTAGATCGTATTTAGGATATGCAGATCCTGAGGTACTTCCAGAAGAAGATCCTGTTGTTGATGGATCTATACCCATATATGTATTTGCTAACTGTTCAAATGCATCTAATATTGCAGTTATAGGACTTTGACTTCCTGAAGATGTAGAACCATTAGCTGATTCTGGAGCAGTTCCATTAACTGCACTTAAGCAATATTCATGAATCTTTTTATAAGTATCATTGTCATAGTGTAAACTATCCGGAGCAGTAAATCCATCTGTAAGAAGATAATTGTAAGTATCGATATATCTACTTCCAGCAAATGATTTTAATTTAGCATTGAAAGCTTCGATCTTAGTATTATCTACCGAATCATATGGACCTTGAACACTGCTATCTACAGGGTTTACAGACATATACCATATATTAGCTTTAATTTCATCAGCAAACTTTTTATAAAGTTTTGTATAATAATCGATATTAGGTAAATCGTTTACACCAAATGCAAATATTACTATCGTATTTGGATTTTCTTTTACAATACTCTTTATTTTACCTACAGCTGTATCTTTCAACCATTTATATCCAGTTCCAGATTTACATACAAACTTAAGTGTACTAGACTCACCAAGAGCAAGTTTCATTCCTTCTGTACGAGAATCTCCTGAATATAATATAGTTTCATTAGCTTTACCGGCCATAAGTTTTAATCTAGATCTTAATTTAGACATAGTCGAAGAAGAACCTTTCATCTTTCCTTTAACAGGAGCGATACCAAAGGTTGTATGTTTCAGTATGTCTTTAGAGTATCTTAATTTAGATTTCTTAGATTCTGGGTCATTGACATAGATAGTCCTTCGATCTTTACTAATACCAGTAGCAAGTACATAGTGATTAGTAGGACCAAATGGAGATCTAGTTTTTGATCTGTTTGTTGGATCTTGACCCATCAATATAACAGGATTACCATTAGCAAGATGATTCATAATAACATCATTATCTTTACCATCCATAAAAGCCGGCATTAAACCATGTCTATCAAACTCATCTACAAAGTAATCTGCAGTTACACCTCCAGTAGGAGATTTATATTGTGATGCTAATCTTATAGCTTTATTCATATCAAGAGTATTTCCTGACACTGAATTTACAGCCATTGTAGCAACTGCAGGAGCACATCCTGCTGCGGAAACTTTTTCATTTCCTATAGATTTATTAGCATAATTAGAATCATTCTGAGATACAAATGTAAGTCCTGAACCAGATCCTTGGAAACCAGTCCATCTCTTAACCATTGCTACACTCTGAGATCCCATATTCTGCATGAGCGGTTTGATTGTCGGTCCAGGTTTAGTTCCATCAGAACCACCACCATGGCCTATCATCTGATCAGTAGAATAATCCATTTCAACATGAGATGAATTTCCATTTTCTCTATATAAGATGATATCACCTAACTGTAATTTGCTAGGATCATTAACGTTGTTAGCTACAACATAAGTGTTTGGACTGTCTTCTTGTGCTCCTGTCCAGCTACCTACATCTACACCAAGTACGTTTTTATATGCCCATTGAACAGTTGAAGAACAGTCTCCAGAACCTGTTTCAGGGTCTCTTTGACTTTGAGAATATGCAAGTTTTCCTTCCACACTCTTCATTTTAGCAACTAATTCTTTTTGTTTTTGTGCATGTTGAGGATTTGATGACACGTTACCTGTTATACCATTTATATCAACTGTAGTTGATCCTGAAGAACTACCTTCTTCTCCAGTACTTCCTTCATCACCTCCATCAGTCAATCCAAATGCAGCTCCAAGTTTATCAAAAGCCTCTAATAATGCAGTGATAACAGATTTCTTTCCGCTATCTTCTTTACCTTCTCCTGGTTTAGTAGTACCATCAGGTACAGCAGTTCCAGTGAATTCTTCATAATAGCCTTTAGCTGCGTCAACTCTCTTCTGGAGAGAAGATGCATTTGCAGGTCTTTCGAAACAGAACATAAATGCTCTTGTAGCAGATTCAATATCAGTAGCATTTTTCCAATCATCATATGACCAAGATTTGCCATCGTATGAAGTGCTACTATTCATCCAAGCATATGAGCTATCATTAGGATCGCATTCCTTAAGCAGCCATTCGATTTGAAGTTCTGCCGTATTAGGGTCTGCTCCTTTAGAAGCAGCATATTGTTCAATAGCAGTTCGTCTTCCAAAACTCCACTGAATCAATCCGAATCCAATTCCATTTCCTTTTTCTACAACAGAAGGATCGAATCCAGATTCTCCATAGATATTACCCATAGTGCCAGCTACAGTTATTTCACTATAACCAGCAGCTCTCAAACCAGTCCATACTTTATATTCAATCGTATCAGGACCATATTTTCCACTAGCACTAAATTTCTTAAGAATCTTCTTAAGCTTATTCATATTAGCAGAAGGAGCTTTCTTTTTACCTCTAGATATAGGAACTATACCTAAAGAAGTATGTTTAATAATGTCCTTAAAGTTATAAGCGATATTAGGCTTACGTCTTTCAGGGTCGTTAATATATATCGTATTTTTATCCTTACTCAAACCTGTAGCTACAACATAGTGCTCTTTAGGTCCAAAAGGAGATCTATTTTTAGAAGTATTATTTTCATCTTTACCCATTAAGATAACTCTCTTTCCAGAAAGTAAGCTATCTCTAATAGAGTTAGATTTTCTATTTTCGTCTTCACTTGCAATAAATGAAGTTCCCAAGTTATGTCTCTGGAACTCATCTACAAAGTAATCTGCAGTTACACCACCATTAGGTAATTTATAAGGAAGAGCATTTTTAATAGCATCATTCATACTTAACGGTAATGAATTATAAGTAGCTTTATTTACAGCCATTACCGCAGCTGCAGGAGCACAACCAGCATCAGATATAGTCTGACGAGATTTATCTCCCTGAACAGTAAATGACTTGCTAGCGTAGTTTCCGTATCTTTGAGATACAAAATATTCTTCTGATGGATTTGGTTCTTGAATTGCATCAGTATCATTAATACCTGAACCTGAACCACCAATACCGAATAGTTTTCCTACACCTTTAATGAAACTCTTGGCACCATCAGCTACAGTTCCAAGAATTCCTTTTTTCTTAGATGATTTCTTTTTAGATTTAGATGATTTTACAGCTTTAACCTGAGTAGATTCATTATTACTATTTGAGCCAGATACACCTGCGGTCATATTATAGAATGCTGAGTTAGCAGCTATAATATCAGCACGTTTATCCATATAAGATTCAGTAGTAACTCTACTTAAGTCTACATTTTCGTCTGTAGGGTCAGCATAACCCATACTTACTGCTAAGAATTTAGATAAACCTTCCATAGCAGTAGACATTGTTCTAGGAAGCATATTTGCAAAAGGATTAACTTTAGCAGCAATATTTTTCCACATAGAAGTCAATTGACCGAATAATGTTTGCGGTCCTTTAGTCTTATAGATAGCAGCATTTTTAGCATTCTGTTTATTCATTTCTGAATCAGGTAAACCAAATAATCTAGCTATCATAGATTTACATTGTTTGATCATTCCAGGTATCATTCCATTTACTTGAACAGCTGCTTTCATGATCATGCTAGTGTTCTGAGAACTAATAATACCAGAATTATTCTTAGATATTGGAGCAATTTTAGAACCTACTAGCCCATTTACAGGTGAAGTTCCAGTTACATCTCCCCCAACTTGCTGTTGTTGAGTTATAGTATTATACTCATCCATAGTATAGTTTGTGCCATGTTCCATGTTATACTGAACATAAGCATCTTCGGCAGATGTTTCAGCATCACCTTGAGGTATATATGAAGTCATCATGACTCCATTTTCGTCCATACCTTTACCGACAACATTACCTTTATCATCATAGAATAATTTTTCAGGATCAGCCATATTTTCAGTTGATTCGGCTACTTGATTAATAGCCGATGATTGTTCTGTTACTGTTTGAGCTGTTCCTTTTACATTGCTAAAGAAAGGTCCTTCAGAATTAGATGATTCTTTTTTGTCTTCTTTTTCTTTAGTTTCTTTCTCATTATCTTCATCCTTATCACCGAATCCAAGAAAACTTTTAGCTCCATTCCATAAGTTACTAGCTTTCTTTTTAGTCCAATCCCAAGCATCGCTAGCTTTATCTTTTACCCATTTTCCTGCAGCTTTAAGTCCTTTTTTAATTTTAGTACTAATCTTATCTTTTTCAAGATACTCATCGACAGTATAATTAGTACCATGCTCTCTATTATATGCATCGCAAGCTTCTTCTGCTTCTTTTTGACGTTTTCTTAAATCATCAAAATTGAAACTTAGCCCTTCAAGCATATTTATACTCATTTGTACTAAATCTTTTGTATCTATAATGAGAGTTATGAAAAATGTTTCTGCAAATGCATTCACAAGAGCAGATACAAGTTTCTCTAAAGTAGTAGGCTTCTCTACTTGCATTATAACATCAGCTTTTGACCATCCTGATATAAAATCTATACATAAGAATGCGGCTGCTGCTATACCAGCTGTTCCGATATATGATGCTAATTTAGCGGAAATTTTTGAGATGGTTTTGGCAGCTACTTTGCCTAAGCCTTTAGTAAATTTTTCTAATATTTTTTCAGAAAACTCTTTCAAAGCTTTAGATACAGCTTCAGAAGAAAATTTCTTTCTACATTGTTTGTGAACTTTTTCAAATTTCTTTAACACGTCACTACTATTAAAGAAATTTCCTAAAACAGTTTTAAGATTATCAGCTAAATCGGCAGCTTTTCCTGTCAATTTACCAGCTTTATCTTTGACTTTATCAGCAGCATTTCCAACAGCGCTAGCCGCTTTGTTAATTTTTTCGGATTTACTCCTTAATGAACTAAATGCACCTGTTAAACCTTTTTTAGCTTTATTAACATCATTTGCATCTATATTGACAACTTTATTTATAGCATCATCTGCTTTATCCAAAACTTTATTTTTTACTGATTTTATAGGCTTTGTTATTTTTGACATTAAACCTTTAGAATTAGCTAATTTCTCTGCACGTTTAGCTTTCCTAGCATCTAATGCAGCAGATGCAGCTTCTTGAGCTTTTCCTACAGATTTAGACATTCTATTTTTAAAATGTCCTGCTGTTGTCTTGATACTTTCAGTAACACTTTTACCAGCTTTTCGTGAAGCAGAATATCCTCTATATAACTTGCGGGCACCTTCAGTAGCTTGTAATGGAACTGCTGCTAATCTTGAATGAAGTTTTGCAGCTTTTCCTGAAAATTTACCAAGACCTCCTACAAATTTTGAAACTTTTCTAAATCCAGGAATATGTTTAGTAACTTGACTTACCCTATACATTCCGTTTCCTAGTTTTTCTGCAGCGTTTCCGAGGCCGTGTATAGCTTTTATTCCTCGTTTAGCTGTCATAGCTCCATATCCACCGCCAGTTAATATTACTTTAGCGGCAGTATACGCTCCAGGATCTCTACCTGTAGCATTTCTAATCTGCTCTGAATTTTCATCTCTTTCTTTATCAGTAAGAGATATATCTATTCCTAACACTTGTGATGCTATTTCTGGATATAATAAAATATCAGCACCAGTTACAGTTACAGTTTCACCATCATCGGTAGTATACTGAGCAATTACTGTCTCACTATCATTACATAATTGAGCAGTAGTAGTTCCATCATCAAATATTGGCCGATTCCATATATTAGACAATTGCGATAACGATTTTTTCTGAACAGATTTACACGCTCTAGAGTAAGCTATAGATGATTTTACATCATCATTAGATGCAGCTTGAACTGTGGATGTAGCTGCAACCATAGGGGTTTGTGTTCCAGTAACTGCATTTCCAGAAGCGCTTATATTAGTCGCAGCTTCTTGTATTGCTGAGCTAGTCGTTTTTGTATCTTTAGGCTGTTGAGTTTTCGATCCTCCGAGTGTAGCATCAAATGATTTTTGCATCGACGATACTATTTCAGATGAAGATTCAGTTAATTTGATATCAGTCGAACCTTTTGAATTTGATGCTGGTGTAGTTGAACTTTTATTAGCTAAATTTTTAGTTATAGTTACATTTCCACCAGTGCTTTCAATTTCTTCAGAAGATTTTTTATCTGAATCTTTTTCTTCATCATCTCCAAATAATTTTCCTACGCCAGGTATTTTAGATAAATATTTTTTAGCAACTGACCATATCCCGCTACCTAAACCTTTACCTATAGCAAACAATACTTCTGGTGCACTCTCAACAAGAGTTTTAGTTAATGCCGATATCACTTTAGGAATATTTTCAAGAATTACATCAAACCCTGCACCCAATGTAGGTATAAGTGTATTTCTAGTAAAATCTTTAATATGATACCATGCACCGCTGGTATTTCCTGTTAAATCATCACCTAACCACATTCTAGATGCTCCATCTTTTACTGCATCTGCAATTGTAGTTTCAGTCATAATAGGATTACCATTTTCATCATACATTTTATTTCCATTAGCGTCTCGTTTCTGCACTTGAATTTTCTTATCAGCAGCAGATTTGGCTAATCCTATAGCTCCTACTCCTAATAAAGCAGGGCCTGCAAATTTAAGTATCTTTCCTAAGAAGCTTAGGAATCCACCTTCTTCTTCCTCTTCTTCATCTTTACCTTTACCAAAGAATCCTAATACTCCAGAAGTAAGACTAGAAATCTTTGCAAACATTCCATGCTGAATCTTTGCAGATTCTTCTCTTTTCTCTACAGTTTCTCTGGTTTCAGAGTCTCTCATATCTTCAATCTCATTACCTTGAGCATCAGTTCTTGTTTTAATAATACCGTGCTCTGTCATAACAGATTTTACTTTATTAGCAGCTTTAGCCTTCATTCTATTTAATGAAGATTTAGCTTTTTTCTTGAATTGAGAAAATCTCGTAATCTTTCCAGTGGCAATATCATTAGCTAATGCAGTGTCACCATTTTCTTGAGCTTGAATAGCATCGGATAATGTCATTACTGCTGTTACAGGAGCCTCTTCCTGTTTTTTAGGCTGATCTTCTTCTTTTTTATTATCTTTTCGTTTTTCAGGATAAGCTATATCTTCCAAAGTATTTGAAATTTTTGTAAGTATATCCATCGCCTGATTATGATTATCTTGAAGAAGATTAGGTATCTTATTCTCAGAAGTTTGTTTCTCTGTCTCTTTTTCATTTTTAGTTTTATTTCCAAGTCCACGTCCTTTAGCCTCTTGGTCTATAACTCTACCAAAAGATCTTTGTGAAACATCTACTCCTGTTTTTTCTTTAATTTTTCTTGCAGCTGTTTTAAAATCAGCAGCTTTCTCTCTAGCGTCTTTAACTTGTTTTGCTGTATCTTTAATCTTTTTACATGCAGTTGCTTTAAGTTCTTCTGGGAATATAGGAGATTCTGTTATAAGTGCAACAGATCCTTCATAATTTCCCTCTGCAACTTCATTCATAATAGATTTATAATCTTCAAGAGTAAGCTGTCTAGGATTTCTTTGTACATGAGAATACAATAAATCATCAAGTCCGCTTTTTCCTACAAGGCTTCTAGCATATTCATCTATTATCTTCTTTTGCTTTCTTTTTCTACCATTAATACCGCCAGTAGATAAAGCTATCTCGTTAAGCATCTTATATTCTTCAAGCTCTTCGTTAGTAGCTTTAGATACCATAGTATCTACAGTATTAGCTGCAGTATTAGTATATTTCTTTCGTTTTCTATTTTTATCTAACGCTTCACGTTTTCTTATTCTTTCCGAAGCAGTTCCGGCAGCAGCTCCTGTTTTACGTAACTGACGTCGCTCTAAAGCTTGACCGGCAGCGCCAAACATTTTGAATGGAGCGGACAATACAAATTTCACAGGTTTGAGAATACCGTTTATTAATTTACCTACACCTGTCTCTAACGGTTTGATAATTTTATCAATAAGGAAAGCTCCAATAGGTCTTGTGATATGATCTTTAAAAGAATTAGTAATTCCATCTTTTACCCAATTTCCAATATTTTTGAGTTGTTGATAGAATGGACTGAGTCCTTTTTTAACAGGATCTAATATATCAGTTTTAAACCAATCAAGAGTTTTATTAAATAAATTTCGAATACCATTAATAGGAATCTCGGCAGCGTCTCTAATAAACCCTACAAGGCCGCCAGCACGTTTACCATCAAATCCCTTAGTACCGAATACAATATCTTTAAATTTATCTGTATCAGAAACAAATCCTAATCCGGCACCAAGTATGAGATTAGTTGTTAAACCAAATGGTCCACCTAACGCCATTGCAGCTGCGCCTAGTCCCATCTTAGGAAGTTTTTCTTTTAGAGTTTTTCCTATCTTAGTGAGCTTACCTTCTTCTCCAAATAATGATGTTTTTAAATTATCATTACTTCTAGCAAAACCTACTGCAGATCCAACCATAATACCAGCAATAGGACCGCCAGGTATAAATGGTAATAGAGATGTAATACCTCCAACAATAGCACCTTTAGCCATATTTGGGAAGTATTTATTTACATTATTTACTATATTTTTAGAAATAAGACCAGAGCCATCTCTTCCTTTAGTGCCATCATCATTAGTAATTTCTTTACCAAATAAGAAAGTTTGAAGAGTTTTGCTCTTAGATAATAATCCTAAACCAGAACCTACAGCTGCTCCTAATAACGGACCTCCTGCTAATCCTAATAATGCAGATAGAGCCATACCTGTAACACCGCCAGCAGCAATACGCGGTAAATATTGGCTAAAGTTACCAACTACATCTTCGACTACTTCTTGACCTTCTTTGGGCGCTTTCTTAGAAATAGATTTACCAATTTTGCCCATAACTGAGTCAATAAATTCATTTTCTCTAGCAGAATTCACAAAGTCAGTAGCAGCATCTTTCATTTTATAGAAAATATTTTCTTTACCTTCTACATAGTCAGATCTATATATTCTTTCTTTACCAAATCCCATAGATTCCACTAACATATCATAGATTTCTGTAGAAGACATTCCTTCTTCCCTTGCCATTCTCACAAGTTCTATTAACTCTTCATGTGTATATCCAGAAGAATATTTCTTTTTCGGATCAAACTTTCCGCCTTCAGCGAAAGATTGGATATTTCCGATATTGCCATATGCTTTCTTAAATTTACTTATAGCATTATTTTCTGCACGGTATCTTTTCTTAACATTAGTCTCATTTAAATCTGGAGGCAAGATTACCTCACCTTCTGATACAGCAATAACTCCAGTTTTAGATACTTGTCTTGCACCAGTAGCGGCATTTGGAATGTCTTTGGTATCTCCAGTTCCATCATCTTTAGGTTTTCTACCAGCTTGATAAAGAATATCTTTAAACGCATTATTCTTTTCTTCTTTAGCTTTACCTTTTTCGTTTTTCTCTCCGAAAACAGTTTTCTTAGCTTCTTCTTTAGCGGGCTTAAAGATGTCTTTGACACCTTTCCACATATCGCTAAATCCTTCTTTAAATAAATCTTTCATACCTTCTACAAAAGATTTATCTTTAGTGCCGAATAAAGCTTCTTTAAAATCTTTTTCCCAAGTTTGCATATCAAACCCAAACATAGTTTTCATCAAACTCTGGAATTTATTTTTTACGCCATATTGATCTATAGCATCTTTTATATCATCAAATTTATTACGAGTTCTAGTTTTAAGATCATCAAACCAATCATCTAAACCATCTCTCATTTTTCCTAATATACTTTCAGTATCATCGCCGTTACCCTGACCAAAAAGTATATTGTATATTCTCTTATCTACTTTTTTAAGAGTATTAGCCATAAACTTAACTGGCTGATTGGCTAAAGTATTGAATCCTTTTAAAAACGCTTTTAACTTTTGAGTTGCATTTTTAGCCTTCTTAATTCCTTTGATATATTCACTACCAGTATCAGTTTCGTCATCAAGAAAAGCAATATCATCATCAGTTAAAGATATTTTGGCGTCTTTATTTTGTTCAAGATTAAATCCTAAAGAAGAAAATTTGATAGTCTCTTCAGTCTCATCTTTCTTCTCTTTTTCAGCTTTAGTTACTGTCTTTGTAATGGGTTTATTATTCTGCTCTTTATTTGATTTTTTCCATGATCCGCCTTTAATCGTATCTAAAATATCTCTAAGAATTTCATTAGTAGTATCTATTTTAGAAGTAGCAGCAAATAAAGGCGAGTTTTTCTTAGAATCGAAAACAGATTCATCAAATAATGCATTGAATATACTATCACCAGACTCCTCCATTTTCTTCATCTTTTCATTAAATCTATGAATTCCTTCTATCATAGAAGTTTGATTTTTTAATTGCTTATTCTTAGGAATAGCCTCAAACATTTTTCGTATGATATCAAGGTCTTTATCAGCGAAATCTCCTTTAAGACCATATGTTTTTGCAGATAATGATCTATCTTTAGGATTAAAGTATTTAGCTTTGTCAAAGTTATACTCTAATATTTTTTCAAGATTATCAATTAACTGCTGTCTTCTTTTATTATCGCCCTTAAAATCAAGTTTATTCATATACTTCTGTAGATACGGAAATATATCTTCATTTGCATCTGATATCGATGAACTTTTCATTCTTTTGAAATCTTTTTGTATCTGATTCATACTCTTATATGTACCAGATTCATAATCGTATCTAAGCTCATCTTTTCCTGATACAGATGAATAAATTTTTCCTAATAATGTAGGAATTACATCCACTAACGCTTTGTGATCTTTTCCAGTCCAAGCAGTAGCATCTTTATGATAATTTCCAACATTAAGTTTTTTCTTAGCAGTTACATCTATACCAAACATATTTCCGATAGCACTAAAAATAGGATTTGTACTATCTTTCATATCTGTAAGATTTATTAATGCTGTCGAAATAGATCCTGCTATAGTTTCATTAAATTCAGCTATAGCATCTTTAAGCATCTTAGGTGTCATGCTTTTCATAGCCATTTTCATAATAGTCCCAATAGGGTTAGATACTATAGCTCTACCAATACCTACGCCTTGTATGAGTTCAGCCATATCTCCTAATTCGGAACTATTATCTTTAGCATTTTGTTTTACATATTTAAAATATTCAGCAATATTCAACGCTCCTGTTGAGGTGAATAAATCAGATGCTGATATTTTATTATTTAAACTTTTAGATTTTGGAGTTAGCACAGATTTTTGCAAATCAAGCATTTCTTTAAGTATAGAAGTCTGTTCGTCCATCTGTTTCTGCTGAGTCTCATAAAATAATTTAGAATTCTCATAATGGGTTGCAGCAACTTCTGTATTAAATTTAAGAACGCCTGCAATATTTGCATTAACTGTACTAAGATCGCTATGTAATGTAGCTGTCATAGCAGATTGCTGAGCAAGTAATCTTACAGTGGATTGTCGTGTAGCTTCTACTTGGTATTCCGCTGTTCTAGCTAAAACTTGAGATACTGCACTAGATGTTTTTTCGCCTACATTATCAATAGTTTCAGCAAGCATAGCGGTATCATCAAGATCTTCTGACATATCTACACTAAAATCAAAATCCTCTCCATCAAACATATCAGCTGATGCTGCATCAAACATTTTATCTTCTCTAGCTTTATTATAAAAAGTACCTTTTTTAATATCTTCTAAGATATTATTTTTGGCTTCTTTTGCTAATTCACCAACTTGCGAATTAGATAAAGATTTAACTGCTTTTGCAGATATAGATTTAAAGTTTTTAATAGTCGAATAAGTTGTTTTAGCTACATCCGCATTAGTCTCTATATGATCAGTAATTACAGGATTTAATTCCTTTAATACATCTATAGAAGCATATTTTACAGATTTAGCTACGTTAGAAAGATACTTAACTGCACTAGCCATTGGTATTCTCCTTTCTTAATATATTTATAGATATGTTCCAGAAAGAAGGTAATTACGGTTAATACAGTTAATAATCATATATTATATAAATGAGTATGATATATAGTATTCTCCTTACAAGTAAAATATTATATGTATCAAATTCTCTATCATAACTTATATTTAAATATATCATACTGACAAAAAAGATCCCAGTACTCGAAAGAGTACTGGGATTTTATTTTTTTTATTATTTTACCCAAGATGGGCAAGAGCTACGTGCTTTAAGTCCTTTATGTGCTGGGATAGTCTTCTGGCCTGGTTCCCAAGTAACGTTACCGTTTGCATCAACTGTACGTCTCTGATATGTTTTTTCTGTTCTTGGAACATCTTTTGCGGATAAAGCAAAGTTAGATGTTTCTCTGCCACCTAATGCAAGTTTGCGTCCTGAGTTAAGATATGTATTTACAAATTCTTTAGATACATCTACCATAGTAGTAGCATCTGCCTTTGTAACTTCATAAGCATCAACAAGTTTTTCTGCTTCATCTTTACCAATCTTTGTTACAGATGAAACAATTCCACTCTGCATTTTTCTGAAATCTTTTGCCGGGTTATATGTATCTACTTTACCTTCTTTAGCATAGATTCCGACTTCGTAAGAAGTATCATTGAGCATTGCCTGCATTACTCTTACTTCATCTTTCTGAGAAGAAGATACCTGTTTGTGATTTTCTTGGATTTCATTAATAAGATCCACTACTCTAGCTGTTGCCATAATTTTTTCCTCCTAATTCTTCATTATAGAATTTTTACCTTTGTGTTATTCTTATAATTATTGATTATCGTAAGTACACGAAAGGTCTTATTTTTTTTGGTTCTCTACCTTTATCTTTTATAAAATCAGAAATTTGATCTTTATCCATAGATAAAAGCATTGTAATAAAATTAGATTTCTTTGTATCATAGTTAGAGTCTTTTTTCATTATAATACTTCACCTCTAATAGTTTATGATTACTTTTAAGTTACATAGAGTGTATAATTCAACCTAATTGGTATGATTGAAAATCGAAACAGTATAATAATTAAAATAAAAGGAGGAAGTGCTATGTATTTTTTAGACGAATTGGATAATTATAGATTGTACCGAAGATCTGTATTACTTCCAATAGATGAAAAGAATAAAAAGCATAATTGCGCAGCATTCTTATTATCTCCTAATATAGAAGGAACGAAAGATATCTTTCGAAATTCATTATTAGTAAATAGATACTATAATGCTTTTTATACAGAAAGAGCAGTATTGTATTATGTAAATCAAGAAAATGTGATCGAAGAAATTGTTGGGGATTTTGTATCTGACACTGTTTCATTATATGATGATAGTAATATACAGATACAATTTAACGGATATGATCATAATATTTCAGACGTAAAATCTGTATTGACTAAGAAATGGTTTAAATCTAAAATAGATGAATTTAAAATCAACCCAAAGAAAATAAAGGAAATACCTATCACTATATTAGAATCTAGAAAAGATTCAACTGGAAATATGATATACGTAGTTCCTAAATATCGTTATCCAAAAGAATTCAAATCTTATGAAAACTTTTGTTATTTTAATGCACTTGTATGGTTATTTAACCAAGCTAATCCAGAAATTAACGATTGGTTATGTTATGCATTAGCATTAAAAGAGTCAGGAGTATCATCATTATATGCTAAAAGAGAGTGGCCGTTCCATTATAATTTAGGTATTATTTGTAGATCTCTTGATCTTTTTGAAGAAAATAATAGTAGAGCTGCATATATATCAGAACTTATTAAAGGATATAACGGATTGGCTAAACTTGAAATTAGAATAGATGATATGTTTTCTTTACTTGGAAAAGAACTAGGTTCTAGTTTAAAGAAATCATTTTATGAAAATTCAATGCCGATATCTGATACTACAGATATCATTTTCGAAGATAGCTCATATAATCCTTTATTCAAAAAGACTCTTATGAAAAACAGAATAAAGACAGCTAAAGAACTTAAAGAGTTTTATGATAAAATTAAAGACGAGTTCTCTGATATTAAGTATACTTATAATGATATTAATCTATATAATAGATTAAATCTTTTTGTAGATCTCTCTTATTACAGTAACTCGTTCTTATTAAATACCACTACTACTAAAATAAAAGGCGCTAAAGCATATCTTGAACTTGTAAAACGTCTACTTAATGATAAGAGATTTGAAGAATCTTATACAAAACAAACTGTAATTATTCCAGTAAATAGCTGGGCAAAGATTACAAATGATGATGAAAATATGCATCTTATAGGTAAACATATTAATCCTATATCATGTATCTTTTGGTGTTTATCTTCTAATACTGGAATTAATCTTAAAGATATATTCGGAGATAGAGAAGTATTATTTTTAGGAGATTCTTCATTTATGAAGATAAACTTCTCTAAACTCGATAAATTGAATAAGACATTATTTTTAAGAAATATCAGAATGATAATTAATAACAGTATGGTCCTTGACCCAGAAGCAAAAATCGGAACTAAAGCTACTTCGTCCGCAAGAGCAATTAAAATGTCTATTGTAGATAATATCGAAAAGTCTGCTAAAATAAAGATAGATGATATTTCTGGAGAAGAACCAGTAGGAAAAAATACTACAGAAGAAGAGGATAAGAAAACAGCTATCGTTCAAACTGTAAAAGCAGCTACCGCTAATCAGAATAACGAAGATGATGCTATTGATAGTATAGATCAAAACAAGGAAGATGCTGAAAGAATTAAGAAGTTAATGTCAGATTTGGCCACTAATCCAGATGATCGCGGATCTAATATAAATGGAGCAAGAGCATCAAGAATGCTTAAACTTCAAAACGATTTTCTTGACTCTGAATTTGAAGGCAAGTCTATGAGAGAGATTATCAAATCAAACGAAACTGAGTCTGAAGCAGAAGTTGTAAAAACAGTTAAACTTGATATTGATTCAGTTAATCCTGAATGGAAAGATATGAAGTTTGCTGCTACTATGGGAAGTTATAAACTCGATAATGATATTGTTCGTATATTTGGATCTTTCTATGATAAAAGTAATCCTTTAGTAGTAAGAGAATTAAATAAAGAAGATACATCAACAAGTGACGATCTTATAGAGACATATACTTGCAAATATGAATCTGCAAAAGGCGAGAGATTTACACTGAAACTTGACATTCCTAAGTTTGTAGATAATCAATATATGATATTGAGAGGAAATAGAAAAAATATTCCTATTCAGTTATTCTTGATGCCTATATTGAAAACAGAAGAGAATGCTGTGCAAATAGTATCTTGCTATAATAAGATATTTGTAAGGAGATTTGGAACTAACTCCGGTAAATCCAATCCAGTAACAGATAAACTTATGAAAGCTCTTGATAAAGAATATAAACATATTAAAACTGAAACTGGAGATAATAGTAAGGTATGTTCTAAATACGAACTTCCTATCGACTATATAGATTTAGCTTCTAATTACTCTAAAATCGAAACTCCGAGATATACATTCTTATTCAATCAGGATTATATAAGAAGCAAATATAAGATCGATGATAAGAACGGATTGTGTTTCGGTATAGATAAGAAAACAAAAGAACCTATATATTTCAAACCTAATCCGGATCAACCTATATTCTTCTCGTATTACCTTCAAATGATGATTGAAACTTCATTATCTAATACTAATGAAAGGGATGTGTTTATCGATAATTTCAATTCTGCTGCTACAGCTGTAAGATATTGTTATAGTAGAGCAAGTATACTTGGAACTAATATACCTCTTGTGGTGATTTGTGGGTTAGCTGAAGGATTAGAAAAAACTATGCAAAAAGCTAAGATTAAATATTCTTTATCTGAATCTAGACCTAAATATGACAAAGCAACTCAAGATATCATTAAATTTAATGATGGTTATTTGTTATATAATCTCGATTATTCTTCTTGCTTATTGATGAATGGATTAAAACAATGTGCAACAGAAGAACATTCTTTGACCGAGATCAACTCAAGATTAATGTATCTTGATTTCCTTGATATGTTTGGTGGTAGAATTAAAGCAGATGGTCTTGATAACTTCCAAGATTGTATGGTAGATCCAATTACAAGAGAAGTATTACAGCATTATAAATTACCTACAGATTATGTAAGTATATTATTATATGCAAATTTCTTATTATCTGATAATAAGTTTACTAAGCATGGAGATATTAGATCAACAAGACGTATGAGAAGAATGGAACAAGTTGCAAGTTATATGTATGAAGTTCTTAGTAAAGCATACGGTGCTTATAGCACAGGACTTAAACATGGTAGAAATGTAGGGTTCTCTGTAAAACAATCTGCGGTTATAGATAGATTACTTGTAGGAAATACTACAGATGATCAATCTATATTAAATGCTCTTGGAGAATACGAAGCATATTATGCCGTAACTCCAAAAGGCCCATCTGGCATGAATAGTGATAGAGCATACAGCTTAGACAAACGTTCATTCGATGACTCTATGGTTAATGTACTGAGTGCATCAACAGGTTTCGCAGGTAATGTAGGTATATCTAGGCAAGCAACTATAGATGCAAATATAGAAGGATCAAGAGGATATATCTATAATGATCCTGATATGGAAAATGGAGAGATTAATTCAGTTAAAACTTTATGTATGACTGAATCATTAACTCCATTTACTACCACAAGAGATGACCCCATGCGTCTTGCTATGGGATTTATTCAGACATCTAAACACGGTATGAGATGTAATCATTCAGATCCAGCTCTTATTACAAGTGGAGCAGATGAAGCTTTACCTTATCTTATTTCCAATACATTTGCATATAAAGCAAAAGAAAATGGTAAAGTGGTGGAAATAGTTCCAGATGAGTATATGATCATAGAATATGATAAACCGGTGGACGGTAAGAGTCATGAATATATAGATTTATCTGAATCGGTTCAAAAGAACTCAAGTTCAGGTTTCTATGTAACTCTTAAACTCGATACTGAATTAAAAGAAGGTAAGAGATTTAAAGCAGGAGATATAGTAGCATATGATAAACAATCATTCAGCGATGAAATGGGAGCTGATGATAATATTGCATATAATATTGGAACTCTCGCTAAGTTTGCTATCTTGAATACTGATGAAGGTTTTGAAGATTCTGCTATTATATCTAATTCTTTGTCAGAAGCAATGGCATCTGATGTAGTTCTGGAAAAAGAAATCACAATACCTAAAGCGGCTAATGTATATAATCTTGTAAAGAAAGGTCAAGAGATACATGAAGGGGATACTTTGATGATTCTTCAAAATGCATATGATGAAGAAGATGTAAATATGCTTTTAAAGAATTTAGCTGGAAGTGAAGATGAAATAACAGATTTAGGTAGAATACCTATTAAATCTAAAGTAACAGGTGTAGTTCAAGATATTATTATTGAACGTACTGTTGAAATAGATGAACTTTCTCCTACTTTGAAAAAAGTAGTAAATTCATATGAAAATGATATCAAGAGAAAGAAAAAAGCTATGGCTCAGTATGGTATTGAAGATGAGAATAAAACTCTTCCAGATACAAAAGCTATGCCAGCTACAGGTAAATTAAAAAATGCTTATGATAGTGTAGTGATAAGAATATATCTTATGTATCATGATAAATTTAAAGTTGGAGATAAATTGATTTATGGTACAGCGGTAAAAGGTGTAGATAAAGATGTATTTCCAGAAGGATTAGAACCATATAGTGAATATAGAAAAGATGAAAAAATACATGCACTGCTCAGTATTGGATCTATAAATGCACGTATGGTTACATCTGTATTGATAACTACTGCTATAAATAAAGGATTGATTGAATTGTCAAGAAAAGTAAAAGATATGGCAGGAATACCATACGATGATAATTTGATATAATAGCAAAAAGAACCCCTATACGGAATTCCGTATAGGGGCATTTGCTGCTTAATTTCTTTCAACAAGTGTAAATCCGTTATCAAGAAGATTGTTAATAAGATCGTCATTTTTGTCATATAACGTAATTGTACCTGTACAACTTACGATTTGAGCTGTTTTATCAACGATTTGGTATTTTGTCTCAATTGTAAATGCAATACCTGCTTCAAGTCTCACATGAATTCTGTTTGCAGATACACTTAAAACTGAATGGATATTTTTCTTTGCAATAAGCTGCGGGAATGTTTCAATAGCTGCATTTGATAATGCGAGCATTGCAAAGTCATAATCATTGAACATTCTTTCTTTTTCTTCTGGAGATGTATGTTCTGTAATAAAGCCGTCAAGAATTTTGCAGCTGTCAGTCATAACTGTAAGTACATCAAAGAATGCTGTGTCCGGAACATCTGATGTTACCATATAGCTTATCGGTTTAATTTTTTCTTTCTTTACAAAAGGTCTTTTTCCTTTGCCGTTGTTATTGCGTTTATGCTGCTGCGGTTTTGTTCCATCCTGATTGTAGAAATCCATTTTCTTTTTGTTTTCTTCGAAGCGTTTTTTTGTAGATGGTTTCATAGTGATTCTCCTTTAATATAAAATATTCTCTAGATAACTTCGTCAATATCATTATAATACGATTCATTGTTATCTGTAGTTACTTTAAAGTTAATATCAAATATATTTTTAAATCCTGTAATGTTAAAATTAGATCTAAAATTACATTCTAAATTTTGATATCTTACATCATTCGCATACCAATATTTAGTTAAAAAATCAAATATATAATCATATCGATATACATATTCTTCTTGGTCTTTATTATATAGCATATATCCAATTTTAAATAATGGTACGATGATATCAAATAAATATTCCCGGCTATATTTATTATTTTGTAATTCAAATGGAATATTAGATATATCAATAGATTGAATTGCAACTGGGTTAGATGATTCCAATTCTAGCACTTCACTTTCATATTGATAGTATAATGAAGGGTCATTTCCTATAAGAGTGGATGTAATGTCGAGGTTAGCTACAATCTTTTGTAATAGACATAATAGTTTATTATATCTATAGTTTGGATTGTGGTAATAGTAATTGATCAATGTAGCATATTGAACTCTATCTCCAGCAAAGAAAACAAATGGACGTTCTTCATAATTAACTGTCTTCATTCCGAATCTATTTGTTTTAAGCATATACTCAAATTCTTCTACTTCTTTTAAAATATCATCTCTTTCTGGATTTTTATCGTAAGTATAAGCCATGATAATATTAGTATTATTAAAATGATCAAATACTGAAGATGATATAAATATTACATCATAATCACCGTATGTGGTTTCTTTTGGTTGATAATTTTTATCTGGTTTTGGTGTTAGAAATCTTTTAAAATATCCTTTTAATCTACTCAGCATCTTTGTTCTCTCCTTTACTTGTAAGGTATCCGTTAATAAGATCCTGTACTGAAGCTTTAGGTTTCATTGGTTCCACCGTAGGTTGTAATTGGTCTACTTTGTAATCATGAATTTTTTTCATGAGTTTTTTAAATTTATTATTATCAATTTCTAATACTGATAATTGTGGGTATTTTTCTTGCAGATTTCTTGTTTGTAATAATAAATAATCTTCTGTATTCATTATCATTGAGTCTGATAATATTAATGCAGATTTATAGCCATTATCATCTGTTTTTGTGTATCCTACTTCAAATACTATTGTGCTGAATAAATCATCATGAATATCCGTACAATAAATATATTTAGGATAGATATGTAATGATTTGATATATCCATCTTGTAGTTGTTTTTTTATGCCATCTAACCATTCTCTTGAAATGGAATATAATTTATGTCTGGCTTCAACAGCATCTGCAAGAGTAAGTAAATTAGTTGCTAAAGTTCTTAAGTCTGAACTTTTTAAGAAGAATGAACTATCGTATTCAGATTTGTCATCGTATCCAAGTTCTAAATATATAGTATCATTTATAAAATCTCCATCTGTTAAAACTTTATATTTGTTCACTTTTATCTCTTCTGATACTGGACAGTTTATATGTCTTGTCATTGGTATAATTTTTTCAGGTACAAAGTCATAAGGTCTATTTAAATCACTCATTAGTATTCTCCTTTTTCATAATTGGTTGTATTATAGAATCTATAATATTTCTTATTGCAATAAGATCAGTTGCATGTGATACAAAATTATTGTATACTTCTACAGTTTCAGGTGAATCTAGTATAAGTATACTATGCTGAATTTCAAAGTTTTCTTCTTCAATAGTTTTACCAATCCATTTTATATTAGTATCTAGATTTAATCTTTTTAATATTTCATATTCTGTTTTTATAAGTCTTAATGACATTCTATCAGTATTATCAATATTATCTTTTGATTCTAATTTTTCTATTTCTTTTTTCAATAATAACATTGACATTGGTAATAATGTATGCTTAGTTTCGTTATTAGGTCCTTTAAACATATTCTTCATCTCCTTATATTTATATTATTATAAAGTCTTAAAATCAATAAAAAATAATCTGTTTGGATTTGCAAATCCAAACAGAATTTAATTAAATTTTCAAGGGTCTGAAAAAGAGTCTATTCCTCCCGTGATATTTTATAATAGATAATTAATTTAATCTATTATTGAGATAATATTAATATAAATTATATTTATATACTGATACTAATTAGAGTATATTTTTAATTTTATTATTAGTAATTTAATTAAATTACTTAGATATTATATTACTTGTAAAAAATGATTTAATCCTAATTTGACCAGAAATGGTCAAGTTTAAAAATTCGTACAGTAAAATAATAAGAAAAATGAGGTGATTTATATGTCAGATTATCAATTACAAGAATATCATAGTCCTGGATTTGAAAATGCTCAGGTAATGGTTATGGATAATATTCCGGATTATGATGTAGATGATTATGATTTATTTAATGAAAAAGATTTTAAGAAATATATAGATGATATAGAAAGATTAGTACGATCATCTAGAGAGTATAGAGAATTTGTACAGTATCTAAGAAAATATATGGATATGAATTCTAGTGTATTCTTAAAGAATGTAAATAATATTGAAACTGCAAAGATTAAAATAGAATTACATCATACCCCTTTTACATTATATGATATAGTGCTTACTGTGTTTAATAAACGATCTAGAACAGGAGAATCTTTAGATGTAACTATGGTTGCTAAGGAAGTTGCATATATACATTACTTCTTATACGTGGGATTAATACCGTTATCTAAGACGGAGCATAAACTTGTACATAACCAAGCTTTATTTGTACCTATAAATTTAGTATTAGGGAAATATGATGAATTTATCGAAATGTATAAGCAAGATATTCCAGAAGATGCAATGAGTAGGTATAATACGTATAAAGAACTTACTGCTAATTATAATCAAGCAATGAATACTCAAGTATTGGAAATAAATCCTACATATCTACAGATGCCTGGTTCAGATTCATTAGGAGCTTATAGTTTACCTCAGTTACAGCAAGTAATGAGTGCAACTCAAAATACACTGTCTCAATTAACTCAGAAACATTCTCATGTATATAATTTGGAAGATAATAAATACGATAACAATCAAAAAATAATTAAACCGTTTACAATTGGGAGGTAAAATTATTATGAAAAAATATGATAAGAGTATATTTATGATGAATGCTGGAGATTTATATAACTTCTTTGTAGATTTAGATACAGTTTTTAGAAAATTTAAAAATACGAATTGTCAAGTGTTCTCGGCTAAAAATGATTATCATTACATCACATATGCGTTATTAGAGCTATATTCTGCATGTAGTGATACTTTTATAAAAGATTTAATACTATCACACCAAGAGTTAATATACAATTTATATGATGCATTTATAAGATTGCAATCTTATAAATGCAAAGGATATTATATTCGTATTATGTGGTTATTATATAACGATTATGGAAGTGAAAGATATAAAAGTCAGTATTGGGAACCAAAATATAGAATTGACCATTTTGTAAATTTATTAAATAACAAAGAGAAAGAGCTATAGGAAAATCCTATAGCTCTTTAAATTTTATTTGTTTAGGTTTCCTGTTTCTTATATAATATATATTATTATACTTATAACTGGTTCTGTCTCTGGTCCCTTGCCTGATATTTATTATAGTGTATATATAGTAATAAATTACTACAGAAAATTGTGCTATAGGAGCCTCCTATAGCACTAATATTTTTATGATTATATATTATAGAAATGAATAAGGAGCAAGAGGGTATCGTCCTCTTGCTCCTTATATCCCCTAAAGAAAGGAGATGATAAATATGAGTAAATTAACCAACGAGCATACATTTGCTCAAGTGTTAGACCCATTCTATATGGGTACTGTTTATCCTGTAGTTGTTACTAAGGATAACGGTGACGGAACATTTCAAGGTAAATTTGACCTTGATAAAATGAATCCAGTCAAAAAGATAATTGCGCTTACCGCTTAACACAATTACTGTATATGTTAATCATTGGTATTTTTATATACTCTATGTTGAGAAACATTAGAATAATATTATAAAATAGGAGGTAATACCAATGAAAGATACAGTTAGATCTTTACTTGAGTTTGCAGCTAAACCTGAATTTGACTTTGTTTCAAAAAATACAGCTGCATACAATATTCTTAGACCTGTTACAGAATCTGAAATGATGACTACTCAGTATGTTCCTCAGAAAGTAATGGTTCTAAGAGATGGTGATAAGTACGTAGTGGAATACGCAAATAATCTTGAAAGACTTATGCTTGATCAAGATATGGGTATCGTAGAAGCAATGGAAGTTGTTGCTGCAGTAAATAATATCTGTGTAGATGAATGTACTGTTGTATTTGATGAATCTTGTATTGAAAAGATTGATATTGAGGCAGTTATTAGACTTGATCCCGATTTTGACCTTGCAAAGAAATAAAAATACGGTAAGAGCGAAAAGCTCTTACCGTTCATATTATCGTTTAAAGTAGAATTAATTATAATATTTAATATGAAAAATACTATAGGTTTTATATCTAGTGTTTTTATTTTTTATAAAAATATAGTATGGTGATATATTATTATACTGAAAGGAGTGATTATATGGTTATACCATACGGATGCTTTGTGAATGAAGATACAGTAAATATTTTTACAGATGCATCCATAAAGAAGATAAATATAGGAGGTGAAGATACTTATATAGGATCGCCAGGTGCAGATGCTTATTATATGGGAGAGTGTGTGTATTCTTTAAGAAACATAATTCCATTATGCACCAATAATGAATCGGAAATAGTAGCTATACGAATGGGATTAACTATAGCTGCCGATTTAAGACCTAATATGAAAATAAATATATTCTCAGATTCTAAATTGAGCGTATATGGAGTAAGAGAATGGATTTATAATTGGGTAAGAAATGAACGAGATGGTATTATTTATGGTACAGGAGGGCCAGTTATTAACCAACAGCATTTCTTACTTGCAGTGTATACGATATTGCAAATGAATAGACCTATAAATTTATATCATATAAGAGGTCATAGAAATATAGCTAACTATAAAGACAGAAAAGTCTTTTCTGAATCTTTCAGAAAAGAAAATAAAATATCTAATATATTAGATGAGCAGTTAGTTGATTTTTTCATATCTGCAAATGACTATGTTGATAGAACTACAGGAGATATATTGTCTAAATACAGATTAGATCCTAATACTAGAATATATCATCCTCAGCAGCAGGTATTTAATTATCATAATTTCATACGATCGTTAGATATGGCTAGATACTATAAACTAACATCGAACTTTAATAAGATTTAGGAGGACTTAATTATGCAAAGATACGATGAACCGATAGTGGTTATCAATGGCTATGACACAAAATCAGGGGGAGGTAAATTATCATATACTGGATATAATACACTTGATATTTGTGTTTATAAAACTAATGTGATTAATCATATTATGGAAGTAGCCCAGGAGACTTATGATTGGAGATTATGCTATATTGTGAATAATATTCCTGATAAGGCTATTCTTGCAGCTATTAAAGGAGATAGTGATTCTATTACTATTTTGGGAAATTTTCTATCTTCCCAGTTAACTGCATGTGGAATTTATCATAGTTGCTATGAACTTATCAAATACCTTAATTCGTTGGTAAATGTAAGTTCTAAATAGACCAAAAACCATATAATAAAATAATATGGAGGTGTGAATATGTCAACAGTATATGATAAATTATTTGTACAAAATTTAAAAGATATAAAAGAAAAAGGTACAACTTATGTATCTAGAGCTTGCTGGGAAGATGGAACCCAGGCAAAGTGTATCAAGTTATTTGGTCTGGTTAATGTATATAATCATAACTATGAAAATGAACCACCGGTGGGAACGATCAGAAAGTTTCCTATTAAGAATTGTATTGATGAACTTTTGTGGATTTGGCAAAAGAAATCAAACAATATAAAAGATTTAAATAGTCATATTTGGGATTCGTGGGCAGATGATAATGGTACTATTGGAGCTGCTTATGGATATCAGGTAAAGACAAAATTAAGATCTGTTTTTCATACAGAAGAAAAGGAAGATGGAAATTATGCATGCCGATTATATCTAGATCAGACAGATTATGTGCTGCATGAATTAAAATACAATCCGTTTTCCAGAAGAATATTAACAGATTTATTTTCTGTAGATCAAACAGGAATAATGGCGCTAGAACCATGCTGTTATTCATGTACCTGGAATGTGACTCAGAAAGATGATAAGTTATATTTAAATCTACTTCTCAATCAACGTAGTCAGGATATGATTGTTGCCAACAATTGGAATGTATTCCAGTATTGGATTTTACAGAATATCTTTGCACATCAAGTTGGTATGGAAGTTGGTCAGCTTACTCATGTTATCGCTGATGCCCATATATATGATAGACATCTTGAATATGCAGATGAAATGATTAAATTATTTGATGAAACTAAAGACTTTCCGATTCCTTCTGTAAGTATTAATTATAAAGATTTCTATGATTATACTACAGATGATTTCAAATTGGAAAACTATCAATTTGCTACAAATATCAAAAATATTCCAGTAGCAGTTTAAATTTAAGGAGGAAAATATTATGATGGATTTCTTATTAACTAAAGAACAGGTTCAAAATAAAAATAAAGAAGAAGTGCAGCAGAATGATACTTCAAGTATGGCCCTTGCATTATATAATACATTTACTGAGGCATCAGAAGGAGCAGGTAAGGATGAATTATATTCCGAAGGATCGTTATTTGATTTTATCAATAAGAGGACTTCCAAAATTAATATCATGACAAAACCATTTCATATTATGTCTGATATAGAGTACTATGCTGGCAGTAAAGGAGCTGCTAACTATTTCGATGAATTGGGGTATGCTTGTCAGGATGCTGAAAGAAATGTTTTCAGTGGATACGTTTCTGATAAAATTAGATATATTCTTCTTGATCTTATGGGTATTGTAGCTAAACAAGTTGCATATGAGTTCGATTGGATCGATGAAAATTATATCTATGAAAGTTTCAGAGAGAGATCAGAAGATATGTATCATTGGTCATTTAGACTGATTAATACAAGTATTATGCAATTGCTTAATAGAGCGCATCGTGATCATTTTGGTGAAGATGATCCTAATTATGAGAACAATATCCTTATCATGGCAGCTCCAATGATTGAATATACATCAATTTCAATTACTACAGTCGTGGCTGATATTATTTTCCACACACTCTACAACATTCTGTTTGCTATTGCTGATGGAGAAACATATCGCATTGCATGTGATACCTTGTCTGAAATTATTATTAGTTTTAAGAATGGGGTGTCAAAAATGATCTCGGGAGTTATTGTTGAAACGGTTAATCACCGAGGATCAATAAGCTTCTCTTATGAAGAAGAACTTAAAGAAATGAAAGAATACTTTAAAGAAGTTAGAGCAGATAAAACGCCAAGTATTCATGATTTTGATAAAACAGCAATTCGATGATATATTATATCATTGAATATAAATAAAGAATAGGAGACTTGAAATATGGAATATCATTTACCGTCGCAGTTTGATAGTAATGGAGTAAATATTATGAGTCCTATTGTACAAAATGGAGGTGTAGGCTATCCTACACCTCCTGGATTTAAGTATAATGGAGATTCACCGCAACAAACTATACAACAGAATTTCAATAATCCATATCAGCCGCAGTACAGTTCGCCATATTCTGCTGGTATGTATACAAGTGCAAACCCATATGAATATTATTGTCAGATGGGGCAGCAAGCTGCACAACAGTTGAACGTAGCAAATACACAGTTTCAGCAGCCTGTAGCTACTTATGGATACACAAATCCATATTATACTGGTTATGGGTATTATCAGCAACCAGCTACTGTTAATTATCATGATATGTATAATAATGGTCAGATGGGATTAAGTGATTATTTATATTATGATAACGGAGGATTATCATATACATTCACAGATACCACTGGACATGAAGTTACTATTGGTGGTAGAAGTGCAACAGAAGAATGGTATGGAGCTGCAACATCAGCATTCCAGAAACAGCAAGAATATCAAAAGAATTATATGAATATGTATAATGAACAGATGGAAACATGGAACATGCTGAGAAGATTAAATAATAGATTTTTCGGAAAGGAAGATGACATAGATCAAACAAATGAAGAATATCAGCAGAAGATGCTGTATTATAATAAATGGCAGAAATATTACTATGATAGAGCAGTAGATGAATATAATATGGATTGCTTATCTAGTTTTATTCAGTCATTACCAAATTCAACACAGAAAGGATATATGAGCCCGGTAAAAGAAAATATTGTAACACGATGGAATAACTACTATCATCAGAGGAATGATAAGTATCCAGAAAATTATGGAATAGATGAATTTTTCAATAAAGGTATCATGGTAGGAATGATTATCGATGATATGGAAGATGATGCTAAGAGAAAAGAACGTCAATTAAATAGGTTATATGATCAAAAAGCATTTAGACAAATGCTTCATGAAATCAACCCGTTTTATGATCCAGAAGGAGGATATGATAGGCGAGGAGTACGAAGATTAGGAGTTGATGACATAGAAATTACATTACCGCCACATTTAGCGCAGAAAGAATATGTAGAGCGTAGGCAGAAGTTTATGGATACTATATTCAAAGATCAAAGGTGTAACTTGCAGACTAAATATTAGAGGTGGTAACTATGAGTAGATTAGATGATCTTAAAGTTCTTTATACACATGAACCAAAAGATAAGAAGATGCAAGTGTTTGATTCCATTCTACCTCCATGTAGAATATTAGATTTATTATCTATACAGGATATTATGGAATTAAATAGAATTGCAAAGAGTAAGAAATTATCATCTAAACCAGCAGAAAAACTTAATATGATTAAGAATATTATGGGTGCTAGAGGTTTTAAAAGAATGGCTTCTGGTACAAATAGAATCGTATTTAAGTATATGGAAAATCAATCTTTTGTAATAAAGGTTGCATATGATAATGTAGGTCTTGGAGACAACTTGTGTGAATTATATAATCAGGAATATATTAAGCCGTTCTGCTGTAAGGTATTTGAAGTATCACCTTGCGGGACAGTTGGTATGTTTGAGAGAGTAAGACCTATTAAAAACAGAGAAGAGTTTGCTAGTATTGCTGGAGATATCTATGATATTATGATAGGCAAATTTATTGGTAAATATATACTGGCAGATTTTGGAACAAAGTATTTTGCAAATTGGGGATTAAGAGGAGACATGCATCCAGTAATATTAGATTTCCCATATATCTATGAATTAGATGGAGCTAAAATATTTTGTAATAGACCAGATCCAACTTCGCCATATGGATTTTGTGGTGGAGAGATTGATTACGATGAAGGTTTTAATCACTTAGTTTGCACTAAGTGTGGAAAAACATTTATGGCATCAGAGTTAAAACTTGCAGCAGAAAAGAAAAGTAAAGATATTATTATTGAAACGGAGGACATTGATATGATCGTTCAGATTTATAAGGGAGAAGATCTCATTGCAAGTAATGATTCTACAAAGGAATCAAAAACGTATAGACGTGATAGTAGAGGTAGAAAGAAAGAAACTCCATTGGAGTACAGACAGAGAAAGAAATATGAAGGTTTCTCTGTTGAGATTGTTACATCAGAAGAATCTTCAGAAAAAGAAGATGCAACAGTAACAGAAAACATTGAAACAGTCAATAAGAATATTACTGAAAACGATTTCAACCAGAATTACTCATTAGCTGATATTCCAGAAGTTGATACTATGTATAGAGATATGAGTATTGATATTGTTGGAAGAAAAGGAAAACCAGTAGTAGGTAAAGATGGAGAAAATGTTATTGTAGAAGAACAGAAACAGCAACCACAATCTTCATTCTACGGTTGCGATATTGCTCAGGAGATAGCTGAGAAGAATAGAGAACTTCAAGAAGAAAAGCCTATAGTGGAATATTCTGCTCCTGTTGACTACTCTGCAAATATTCATACAGATGAAGATATTGAGACTGTAGAAGAACCGGAAGTGATAGAGACAGATGATGGTGATTCTGAAATTGTTTCAGATGCTGGCGATATGAATGATCTTGCCAGAAGAATGATGACTGGTCAGTTTAATGATCATAATGAAGAAGATAGTAATTCTGAACCAGAAGATCAGGATGTTCGAGCGGAAGATTTAGTGGAGATTGTTCCAAGAAGTGATGTTGAGGTTGAAGATAATACAACCGATAACAAAGAGGAAACAGTAAGTCCAGAATTCTTATAAAAAGGAGGATTAGAAATATGAAACTTGTCAATGCAGAATTAGCTATGACTACGAATATTAATGTGGCTCAGATGATTGCAACTGAGCCTAATGCTAAAATTATTTTTGTAGGAGATACAGTTGGATATGAACAGGTAATTCAGTATTATCGAATGATTCCAGCAAGCCCATTAGTTCCAGATTATTCTGTAATGGAAGCTGATATTAATGGAGATGATAATGAGTTCAAACATAAGTATGCTTGTTATCTTAGCAGTGAGCCCGCAAAAATGTTCTTTGCTACTATCATTGCAGCTCTTGGTATGGGAAGAAATATCTTATTATTTATTCCACCGGAAGCAAATGGGTTAAAATATCCAGTAGCATTAATGGAATATATGTGGTTCACATATGGACTTCAAACAAGAACAGAAACAATTCCATTTGGATATAATGAAAGTTATACTCCACAGAATGCAGCGATGTTGTATATGTATAATATGATATCTCCTGCACAGTATTTAATGGTGGCTGGAGAGAACTTTGGTATGATAGATAAACTTATCTATGATATGAAGTTACCTATCAGCAATACAACAGATCCAAACAAAGTGTATGCATATTTTAATGAATACAGATTAGATATGATTAAACATGGAAAAGAACTTCAGAAACCGTTTGTGAGAGGTGTATGATATGCTGTTGGTAATGGAACCAAAAACATTACAAAATTTATCTAGGGTATATAATACCCTAGATAATCGATTGGTTGTATTAAATTTAAATGCGAATGTTCAGTGTTACACTAGGCTGAATTTAATGCCGCCATTAGGAATGAACACATCATCTATGGAATTTGATACTCAGTATATAAATTTATTATTATCGGATCCAAATTACTTTATGCAATTCATGTATATTATGAATTATTTGAAGAATGGGTGCGATGTAGTTCTTCTTATATATAATGAAGATACGGTATTTAATGCTATAACTGAAACTCTGGTTAAGTTTATTCAGCAGAGATACGGATACAATTATCAATTTCTTAACGATGTTGAAGATTTTAATCAATGGGATCAATCTTCATTTACAGCTCCAGGTATCATTCAATTTGATCAGGACTATCTTAGATATGAAGAATATCTTATGAGATTAGATCCAAACAGGTTTATAAATGAACCTGTTATTGAGTAGGTGATAATATGGATAATAGACCTATATGGCAAAGAAAAACTTATCTCACGTCTCTTCCTTATATTGTATATAGACATATATATGAGTACGATATAAAGAAAGCAAATATCAATGTCTTATATGCCATTGGTGAAATTGATCTTATATTTTATAATAAATTATATCAGATGAACCGGATGGACCGCCAAGTGCAGATAGGATATCTGTTAAAGAATAATAAAAGTCTTTCTGATAAATTAGCTGAAGGTATTGCTTATTACAGAAAAAGATTATTTGAAGAGAATAATTTAGAAGAACAAGATATACTTTCTATCAAAAATGATGCTGTGTTTGTTATTGGTAGGAAGTTATCTAAAACAAAGTTTGACAATGTAGAGTTTGTTTTAAAGAACTCATATACAACTTACGTCAAGCTTAACAATATAGAGGTGTACTTTGAATCTAATTCAGTAAACAGTACGATATCATTAGATATTAAAGGTATTTCGGATATAAATTTAGAGTTGCATCATTTATATATGGCTACTTTCATAGCTGACTGTTTATATTATATTGAAACTGGTGATATAAATTCAGGGCTTACTTATATATCATCGTTTTACAATAAGTATATATCTAGGCAATTAGATTATGGTTATTATAGAAATTTCAATGCTGATTCAGATTATACTATGATTGTAAATGGATCTCAATACCATATATCGTATTGCAATTCTCAAGAAATGCTGATGGCTCTTGACATAGGAGTTAATCTAAATATCATTAGAGAATTGTATGGGTATATGACTGAGATGTATTTTCAAAGGAACAGATAGATAGAGTGAAAAACTCTATCTATCTTTATTTTTTGGAGGAAAGTATTTATGAGAAAATATGTAAAAGAATTAATATTAATTAGTAGTATTATAGGAGCATTATTTGTATTGGTTACTTACTATTTTACAGAGGTATTTAAAGATATTTATGCTAATACAGATATAACTATAATGACAGTTGTTTTAGGAACACTATATTTACCATTACTATATTATATTTTTTGTGATATGACTAGGACTATATCTAGATTCTATGGGGATTGTAAAAATATTTATGTTATTTGTTCTACTGTAATAGTTACTATTGCAGAGATTATTGTGATGGCTATATCTATATTTGTTATAGTGTGCAATATAACTAAAAAAATTAAGAATATGGAATCTTTTGATTCCATAGTTAGAACATTTTACGATTATAGATATCTATTGATATCTTTATCTGTCCTTATGGTATTGTCAAGATTTTTATTTGCATTTACAATTAAATTAGATTATAGGGATAAGGCATAATAGCCTTATCCCTTATTCTTTATAATTTCCATTTATCTCTATAGTATAATTTAGCACAATCAATTGTATCTTTTGCACTATTATATCTTCAATATGTTCTTTTTTATATATCAAAGACAGCTTATTTATTATATTATCAGATACACTCCCATATACATCAGTAAATACTTCTTTTATTATTTTTTGTTGAAGATCATCACCGATATATGGATTTTTGAGATGTGCTAGATTAAATATCTGATACCTGTCAAACGTTTCTTGTATAATCTTATCTAGAATATTCATCTCATCCATGCTTATAGGAGTGCTAGCTAAATAATAGTTTTGCTGGGCCTCCGTTTGAGCTGCCTTTTGTTTTATATTAACCTTCCAAGTATGGGTAATTATTATTGTATTGATAGTTATAGTTAGTAACGTCAATAATACCAATCCTGCGATTATCTCCATATTCATTAAATCTCGACCATCCTTCCATTGAATCTCTTAATCCTAACAAATCATTTATAGCTGCGCTATTTAAATTATCAGAATCATTTATACTTCTATCTATATAATTGATAACTTTTTGTGCTATTCTTGGAGTTATTCCTCTAGAATATCTTTGTAATAACTCTACCCAGTACCCGAAACACATCTGTGCTGGAAAAACTATCTCTTCATTTTGATGATACATTTCATGCACTGTTTCACTTATCATTACAATAGGTATCCTATTAGCTGCATGTTCTTGCTTTAATAGATATATTAAATCGAATGTGCATATATATCCAACTGTATTTAGAACATGTTCTGTTATCATAAGAGCTATATCAAATATAGTTAAAAAATTGTGGTTCATTTCTATTCCTTTTGAACCTACATTTTCCTCTGTTATATTAGGCATTATTTGACAATGATCCAAACCAAGACCCATCAAATACCCTTTATAGTTTTTATAGAACTTACTATGTCTAAATTGTGCTATTGCATTATCTAAAAAGTTTTTATAAACTTCCACATCTATCATTGTTTCTCTTGTCATATAAAAAGGTAGAGAGTAAGGGGCGTTAGGTGACGATACCATTGGATTATATTGGTCATCATACTCTACCTCTATATCAGGAATATCATTCATAATCACAACCTCCTTAATATATTAATATTATGTAAAAGCTATAAAATACAGTCATATATTATAATAATGAGCAAAAGATTAATTCTAAAATACATAAGAGTTTATACCTTATACTAAAGATATATTTAATATCTAAAACTATAAAAATAGTTGGTATTTATTTTAGAATAAAGAGGGGCGAAAGCCCCTCTCACTTCTTTCTTTTTATTTTTTGTCCAAAATCACACAATATAGTAATTTATTATGAAAAGGAGGAACTGTTATGAATTATATAACATTTGATGATATTATAGATAGAATTAGACATAGTATCAATTTTGAAGATATTCCGTCACAAACAAATTCATTATATAAATTATCTAGAGATGTGCATAATAGCAGAGATTACCTAGGTCCATGTTCATCTTTTATATTAGAGTCTATAAGTTTATTAGCTGATATGCTAAACAATGATAGATGTATCTATATGAGAAATGAAATAAAAGACACTTCTGAGAAAATATGTGATATTATTACTCATATGAAATTAAGATAGGCTGTCACATACTAATAATCAAGGAGGTGTTTAAATTGAATCAATATCCTGATATTGAAAAAGTCCTTACAGATGCTTCTTTAATAGACGAGATTATCTATGAAACAAAACAGATACTGAGAGGTATTGTTGTAAAAGATCAAGAAAGAGCAGATAATGCGGAAACATTACAGTCTTTACGGGAAGCTGATTTATATCATGATATACAGATGGGAACTGATATATTTACTAACTATGAATATACTTATGATATATTCATGAAAATACCATCTATGACTCCAGATAGAGCTATTATGTATACAAGAAAACAATTACCTATACCTGAAGGTTTAAAACCTGAATTACAGAGACTTGCTAGAAATAAATGGCTTTCGGAGTATGAAGATACTAATAACTATTATAGAGAATTATGGGGAAAACCTAATATTGGTGATGAATATATATACCTTACCAAAGAAGAATACGAAATGATTCCTATAGAATCATATGATATAAGTAAACCTGTTCATATGTGTAATAATTCTGAAGCTGCATTATTATATTCAGCAGGGGTTATTGATCATATGAAAGAAAGAGAGCCTAGTGCTAAATACTTAGATCATTTAGGAGATAGATCTATAGATCCGTATATTGCAAGAAGAACTCCTAAATTTGGTTTATTGTATATTCCTCCAGTAGATTCTCCAGAAGTATCAAATAAGTGGAGAGAAAGATTTGAGATAAATAGGGTATATTTATTGAAAACTATATACTCTGAAGCTTATCATTATAACTCTAAATACTATGATAGATTTATGATAATGCTCATTATCATAATGACATTTGATGATATGATTGTATTCAGCCCAGAGTATATTATATCACGAGATCTTTTTGATATTAGAACTATTCAATATTTATTTGAAGCATGTGGTGTGGAATTCTTCCCAGAAATACCAATGAAATATCAAAAACGATTAATAAAAAATTTAAATAGACTAATCAAATATAAATCATCATGCAAATGCATGGTTGATATTATATCTTTATTTGGGTATGATAATATGAAGCTATTTAAATATTATCTTATGAAAACTCCAGTATTAAATGAAGATGGAACGTATCGTAAAGATACTATTACTGATCCTGAAACTGGAGAAGAAGTGTTAGACTTAGAAGCTAATTACACTTTACAATTCTTAAAAGTTCCGATAGAAGAAATAGCTGATGATTATATTCAAGATCCATTTCAATATGTGGATTACGATGAAACTGCTAAAAATGATATCTATTGGAATGGTGTGTATACTCATGATTTTGTAAAACATGAGATATTGAAACATGAGTTTGATTTACATATTTCTAAATATATTTCAGTAGACACCGTGTATTCTTTATCAGAGATGCAGTTCCAAATGGTATATTTTATGAATATGCTTTTATACAGCGAGGTAGATACAGATCAACTTCTTGTAGAGGTTCCAGAGATTAGTTCTAATAGTAGATTCAAATTGGTAGATTTGATTATTATGCTATTTGCATTGGGGTATATGTATCTTGATACGAAAGATAATATCATATACGATCCAATACAGTCAATTGCTATATTAGGGTTTAATTTTAAAACCGATTTAGCTGAATTATCCCAATATGTTATAGATCATGGATTTACTTTAGAAGAAGTAGGATTAGATAAATTTATTAATCCTAATCCTGTTGGAATTAGAACATGGGAAGAGTTAGAGAAAGTATATCTTCAGAATAAAGAAGTATATGATAAACTCGTATGGCTTATGAATAATGCTAATGATAAAAATGAATATGATGTTTATCATAGAGTATATGAAGCATTGTATATAACTAAATTAAGTTTCGAGATGTTTAGAGAATTCAGTATTAATGGACAAGCTCCTAAAACTTATACTGAATATATCAGAAACTCTAATGTAGGTTTGTATAATGTACTTATGAATTGCGATGCTATTCAGAAAGAAACAGAAAGACGTCAGGAGATTACTAGAGTAATAAACTTTATTGTTGAAGATATATATGTATATCTCGATAAAGATATCTTCAAATATGTCTTCAATAGTATACCTACAGTAAGCCTTGACTATATTAGAAAATATATATTCCTTATACTTGACTTTTTCAAGTCATATAAGGTTGATGTAATTCATTCAAATATTATCTATAAATTTGATGATAGATTACATAATAAGATAAGAGTATTAGATAAGATGGTGTTTAATTATATTTACAATAGACATGATCATATACCAGTATCTGATTGCTTTAGATTAAACAATACTTTCAATTGGACAGAAGATATATCTCTAGTTGAAAGAATATATTTTGATATTACTTATTGGAAAGAACGCCATTTCTATGATTATGTGATTATAGATGATAAGATAAAAGAATGGTTAATCTCTTTTCATTGGCATGATCATATACATGTATTTGATTGTATTGCCGCTATTAATCATACATATGAATGGGCTGACAGAATACCTATTTCTGATTGTGTGATTCCGAATGTAACTATAAATCCAAGAGATACAATAGGGGTAGAAGAGTCTATATATCTCAAACATAGGTATGATTCTGACCCCATAACATGATAGTAATTGAAGTGAAAAGGAGGAATTAAGATGGTTACATCTATGAATATGCGTCTTGAGGACGGTATATTAGTTCAAGATAACCTTGGAAGAAAAGTGAATTTAAATATAATGAACGGAACCGGATCTTGCAGACCTAGAGGAGTTGTATCAGCATATGTAGCTGGAACAGATATTCCTTTATTTGAAAAAAGAGAAAACAAAGTTATTTGTGACGGATCAATGTTCACAGCATCAAAGCATTTTGATATTGTTCCACCAATCGATTTGCCGACATACAATGAAGCATTAAATCTTGAAAATATTGTACCTCTCACATCAAGAGAAAGATTAGATTCGTTAGTATGCTTATTCTGTTTAGGTACTTCAGGCTGTGGACCAGAAGCATCTCAGGTGTTCGATGTTGATTATACTAAGTGGATTGCCCCAGATGATATGGTTCCACTTAGATATCAGTTGGCCGATAATGATCTTAGTGATGAAGATAGAGAGAAATACTTTGGAAGAAAAGAAATTCCTGCTATGAACAGAATTGCTTATTATTTCAAAGCATTTGAGTTAGAACCTATCTTTAAAGCTCAGTATGTAGACGGTACTCCTATTGATGAGCATCTCTATGTATCTGATAACGTAATTGATGTAGAAGTTTTTGTTGAATTGAAACTTTCAATCACTAAGAGAGATTGTAGAGATTTCTTCATTGCTCATTCAGGTATCAATGATGCTAAAGTAAATACAATTTCTTTATGTACTGCATATCCGAAAGATTATAATGGTCATACTTATTATCAGGGTATCAGACCTCTTACGAGATTAAACTTCTCTAATGAGTCTCTGATTGACCAGACAAAAGGTATTGATATCATATACGATTTATTCTATTAGAATAAAGCTCCCTCTAGGTTAAGTCCTAGAGGGATTATTTTTGATTTAAAATACAATTGCATATTATAATAATGATACATAACACAATAATTTTACAAAAGGAGATTTTACTATGAAAGAAATTATAAGGGAAGAGGATATTGAATCTGTTATATTATCAGATGAAAGTGCAGTATGTGTGTATACCAAAATGAAAGATACAATGACATATGCTACATCTTATTCGTATCGAACTTTAGAAGAGGGAAAAACATTCTGCCCTATGTGCGGATATATCTATCCAAAAGAAGGAAATGAGATTTGTCCTGCATGTAAAGGGAATAATTTGGATACTATATCTTATAAGGAGATGCCTAGACTTATTATGGATATGATCGATGATCATGTAAAGGTATCTATTAAAGTTAGGGATGATGACAATATGCATGAATTTTTCATTCCAGAAAAGACCAAATGCGAATAATATAAAAAGAGAGTGCCTATAATGGCACTCTCTTTATTTTTTGTCAATTCAACCATCTTAATAAAAAGGAGGTGTTAACGTGAGCTCACGTAAATCTAAAAAAATTACATCTCCAAAGGATATCGAATATTTGGTTAATATAAAAGAAAAAGATATAACCACTTCATTTATAATGGATACCTTTGGGGAGTTTGAAACAGGGCAAAGATTTAGACCATATGATATAATAGAGATACCGGCAAATTCATATGGTCCAGAGGGTAAAAAGAATAAAAAACCTTTTGTTACAACTGTAGGTATTTGGATATTTAACAAGTATTTCATAGAAGAAGATCTGTTTGACATGTTCAAATATGTGAATAAAACTATAGATAAAAAAATGTATGGAAAGTTAAATAATGAAATATCTGTTGCAGTGTTGGAAGACAGACTTCCATTAGAAACAATGAAGAGATTCAATATGAAGACTCAAAAATGTATGCCGTATATTAGTATTTTAGCTCCAAATTATACTGATAAAATGCTTACATGTACAGAGGTTATAAATAAGAAAAAGAAAGAGCTCTATAAGAAATATGAAGAGCAAATTAAAAAAGGTGACGAAATTGCAGCTAGTAGAATGGAGAAAGAGCTGTTAGATTTCGCTATAGAATATATGGGTGATGACCCATCAATGGATATGTTTATTTCAGGAGCAAGAGGATCTATTGGAAATAACTTCAAGAACATGTTTGTTATGAAAGGTGTTATTAAAGACCCAGATCCTAATGCTAAGCAGAAATACAATGTAGCCATGTCAAATTATATTGATGGCATATCCCCAGATGAATATGCATTATTTGCAAACTCCCTTGCTGCCGGTCCTTATGCTAGAGCTAAGAAAACAGAGAATGGTGGATATAGAGAAAAGTTATTCTTAAGAGCATTCCAGCATCTCACATTAGATCCTCCTGGATCTGATTGTGGAACTAAAAGATATATTGAAGTTATTCTTACGGAATCTAATATAAACGAATGGATGTATTCTTACATTATAGAAGGTTCTAAGTTAGTAGAATTAACTTCCCAGAATAAATCGAAATATATTGGCAAGAAAGTTAAAGTTAGATTCAGCGCATTATGTGAATCTAAAACAGGAATATGTAATAAATGTATGGGGAATCTGTATTATAGATTGGATAAAACAAATGTTGGTACTTCTTTGACACAGATACCATCAGTTCAGAAAAACATTGCGATGAAATCATTCCACGATTCTACACAATCATTATATGATATGGATTTAGAGAAGATATTTCAATTATGATAAGAAGGTGAATTACAATGAATTGGAAAATTATAGATATTGAAGGTATAAAAGAAAATACTTTCGAAATATCTAATACTGGTATAGTACGTTATATTAATAGTAAAGATACTAAGGCTATTACTATAAATGGACAAGGATATCCATATGTGAAATTTCATGATAATAATTACGATGTAAATATAGGATTACATAGGTTATTGGCGATCCATTTTATTCCTCGCACTGAAGATGATATTGCTCATGGAAGAAATATCGTGCATTTTAAAGATTTTAATTCTGAAAATACTGAGTTAGATAATCTTGAATGGGTAAATTCATTAGAATTAAATATCAAAACCAGATTACATTATGATAATCCATGTAAACCTAATTATGCTGAGTATATTTGTAAATTATTGGAGAGAGATTATGATAATGCTTCTATTTGTAAAGTATTAGGTTTACCTAGATCTAAATTTGGATCTATAATTTCAAATATTAGAAGAAGAAAAATATATAAAGATATTTCTAAGAAATATAAATTCTAACCTAATTAGTCCTATAAGCCTATAATAAGGCTTATAGGATTTCACATTCACAAAAACTTATTAATAAACATATATTATCTTATTGAGATAATTTAGAAAGGAGTGTTTAAATATGGGTGATGCTAAAGATTTACCTAATGACATTGAAAAAGTAGAGTATTTTGATGTCATGGAATTTATCAAAAATCTTCCAATCGAATTGGAAGATAAAAAACGTTTGCTTTTAGGTATTTCGGCTATAATTGTAAATACCGCAGAAGGATCATGCAAATCATCTGTAGCTGCTTGTATGGGATTATCAGAAGATGATCCTACCTTCGCTGCATTCTATAATAAAGATATAGAACCGGCAACAAGAGTAGATATACAGCAGATATATAATGATTTGGCAGAGAAGTGTTTATAGGAGGAAATACAGTATGGAAACTTACGGAGTAGTAGATGATGAACCTATAAAAGAAGGAGAATCTTTAGGATTGAATGTATCTTATCCATTTGATCCTAACTATGAATATCATACTAGATTAACTAGACTTAATCTTGATAAAGAAAGAGAAAATGATATTCGAAGAGACAAAGGATTCATCGTAGCTCCAACACAGGGAGTTAAGAAAGACATCAAGAATCAATATTCTATCTTTAGTAACAAATTCGGGCAGACAATCAAAGATGTAAATCCGTTCGGTAATAGATATCGTTGTGAATGCGGATTTACACAGAATAAAGTAAATAATGGTTGTACTTGTAAAGTATGTGGTACTAAAGTACGATATATTGATGATGATTATGAATATTTTGGTTGGTTGGTTTTAAAAGATCACTGGGTTATCTCGCCAGCGTTTTACAATGCATTGAGATTCTTTATCGGTAAGAACTTTGATAATATTATCAAGTATGATTGTATTACTGATGAAGATGGTCATCAGAAACCAGCACCAAAACCTAAAGATCAGCCATTTTATGGAATTGGATTAATCGAATTTAAAAATAAATTCGATGAGATTATGGAATACTATCTGGGCAAAAATAAGAAACAGGCTAACTATGATGATATTATGGGAGAGAAAGATAAGGTATTTACACAAAGTATACCAGTATTTACTGTATTATTAAGACCATTTGATGCAGATAAATACACATTCTCTCATGAGACTACAAATAAAGATTATACTATTATCAATAGATTTGTTTCTGAATTAAATAAATGCTCAGCAATGGAAACTCAATCTAAAGATCCAAGTGCATATGCAGAAGCAGAAAGAAAACAAACATTGGAGTTATTATGGAAACTTCAAATGAAAATGGCTGTTCTGTATGCAGAGGTTATAAATATTATTAAAGGAAAGAAAGGTAATATCAGAACATTATTTGGTGGAAGATGTAACTTTACATCACGAAATGTTATTACTGCTGATCCTGGATTACGAATTGACGAGGTAAGATTACCGTATTCTGCTATGCTCGAATTATTACAGCAGAGTATTATAAATATTCTCACCAAGACATATAACTTGTCTTATGCGGATGCCTATAAGAAATGGTATCAAGCTAATCTTCAAAAGGACCCAGCAATAGTACACATTATCAATTCTATCATTAAAAATTCTACTGAAACCGGTCGTGGGTTACCAGTAATCATAAACCGCAACCCAACGATAGGATATGGCTTAATCCCGACTATTAAGTTTTAAAAAATGTATAACAGAAAAATAATAGTCGATGAGCAGGATAGGGCCACTAGGGAAGGAATTCTCTAGGTAAAACACTATGTGAACTGCAACTGGGACACTCTAATGCTCGAATGGCTACAACGTGACCTGTGAAGGTGGGCGTGAATGCGGTCGAAAGACAGAAAGAATATTCGAGATGCTGTATGACGATAGTAAGTCTAACCAGCGTTACAATGAGTAATCAGCAGCGAAGAAAGTTTATATTCTATAATAATCAAGAAAGGAGAAAAATATGATCAAAGGACAACAACAATTTACACAAGTAAAACCATTTGTTATAATTCCATATATTATTGCCCAAGATGAAATATTCTTACCTGTGACAGAACAGGCTATACCTGGAGTATATCCATATTATATGATATCTAATTATGGTAGAGTATTTTTAAAATATGGAAAAACTCCATTTATGTCTTATGTGTTAGACAGTAAAGGATATTGGTATGGAAAATTTGCAACCACAGATGGAGGAAAAATATGCAGATTGCATAGAGTAGAAGCTATGACTTTCAACTATTTTCCTGGATGCGAAGAATATCTTATAGATCATGTAGATGGAAACCGTATGAATATGAGGTTAATAAATCTTGAATGGGTAAATTATCAAGAAAACACTAGACGAGCTGTTGCTATGTCTAATGCTAATGGTGGATCATTACCACCTCAGATAATTCCAGATTATATTCAAAGAGATATGCTAATTTTAAAAGATATGAAAGATAGATTAGCGATAGAAAGTTCTATTAGAAAACAGCAAGAGGATAATATTGTAAAAGATTATACTCAGAAAAATTTCAATGATATGAAAACACAGTTTAATTGTCAGTCTAATAGTACAAAAAATTCTGGAAGAGAAACTCATTCTGATGAACAAATAGAACAAATCTGTTTTATGTTGCAGCAAGGATATACGATGGCATATATAGCTAATACTTTGAAGGTAAAAAAGAGCTATGTTGCAGCGGTATATCACAAGCAAACAGGAATACAAATATCTCAGAATTATGATTTTAGTAATTATGGTTCCATTCCATACCATGATAAATGGTTATTTACTACTGAACAGGTAAACCAAATATGTCAGTATCTTCAAGATAATGATATGTCTACAGTTCAATCTAAAAAGCAATTTATAAAACAAATGTTTGCTATATTAGGTATTGAATATAGTGACAATAGATATAGAACAGTGTTAGATATATATAACGGAAGAGGATATAAATCAGTAGCATGTAATTACAATATCAAAAGATAATATAATAAATTATAGAATATAAACTTTAACGTTCAACGACTATCGAAAACTAGACATCCATATTCATGTAAAAATGTAAATGCCGATGTAGAATAAGGCAGGTGGGTTGAAAATAAGGTACTGTATTTTACAGTAGACGAAGTGAGTAGAGTAGGGGACACCCGAAGCGCATAGTATCCCAATGACTATTATAGATAATTATTTATAGTGGTTAATGGATAATGATATAGTCTAAATTGCTATCTTGCAAATGTTTGTGATCGGATTATCTGATCCAGGACAGAAATTTGAATATGTAATGCAATTACCATTACAAATATTACCATTATTAGCAGCAGACTCGATGTCAGGGTCACCATTATAGATAATATAGTGGTTAAATCTTCATTAATTGCTGGGACGGGCTAGTGCTTATAGAGCTACAACGTGACCTGTGAAGGTGAGCGTGAATGCGGTCGAAAGACAGAAAAAATCTATAAGACGAACTATGGTGAAATAAAAGCTTTTTATTATAAAAAGGTCCTAAGGTTCATGTCACAAAATGTTCTATCAGCAGCCAATATTCTTAATTAAATAAGAATAAGGTTCAACGACTGTCGAAATCTATATACCCATAAGAGCTACTCTTATATTAGTCTATAAGAGTAGCGGGGTTGAAAATAAGGTATTAATAATACACGAAGAGAGTAGAGTAGATCTTACAATAGTGATATTGTAAGTGGTGGTACAGCTGCAATAAATCCACCTTAAATCCAATAATGAAGCAGCCTAACGAATTTTATGTTCGCGGCTGGAGGTATAGTCTTAGGCGACAGTAAAGGCTGTCAGAGCAGATCTGGGGTGTTCTAATTTGACCAGACCTGGTACAATCCGTTGACGGTGACGTTTTAAACCTCTTGTATATCATAAACAGAGCATTTTATGAACGTGCATATGAGGTATTTAATCCACGTAATGCTTTCTATATTAGTAGAAATGATGGATTATTTAGCAATCTTGTTAATCATCAGAAAGATACACTTATTAATGCTAACTCTTTAGTTATGCTTGGAAGAAGAGTGTATGATGAAAATGATAAAGCTAATATTGCCAGAATCAAAGCAAAGTGGAATCATATTAATTAAAATATTATACTGGGTAGAATTATTCTACCCAGTATTTTTAAGGAGATAATAAGTATGATAGAAATTATTAACTATTCAAATTTTGATGAAGAGTTATTCTATGAAAAATCAAAAACATATAAAGTTAGATTGAATCATGTTGGTGTGACTTTGATGCAGTGTTATATTACCGACACTACAATTATAATTCAAAGAGAACCTCATAGTGAATTTATCTCTGTATCATTTATTCCAGATTTAACAGGTAAAAAAGTTTTTGAAATTTATCATTGTTTGCATATGGATATTGATACTACAGAAAATACAATAACACTATATACATAGGAGAATGGTATATGAAAAGAGAATTATTCGATAACACAACTATAGATAAGAGTCAAGAGCTTCATTATCATTATGATAAAATAATGATATTTGCTCTCAAAATATACAACAATCGATCTTTATCTATAGAAACAACTATCATGTGCACCGATATACATATACAATACGATGATAATGGGTCTATTAATTCTGAATCTAAAGTTAAATTTAAAAACGGTCCTCTTGGTACAGTTTTTAAAATGTATAAAGTTAAAAATTTAAGAATAGATGAAGATGATATGAAAATTATAATTAAATACGAAGGAGAAAATTAAAATGGATTTAAAAGTTTTTAAAGAAATATTGCAATCACTTGGAAAGAAATATGTTGTTTTTAAAGATGTATCAGAACAGAAATTATTATATCCTTTTAAGGTAGATTTTTGTAACGATACTTCAGATTATAGTATTATTTGTGATTCTAGAAGAGATCCAAATAATAAAGTTAAAGATATATTTTCATCAAACTTCTTAGTTACTGCAGAGCAAATGTTAAAACTTGTTTCTGATAGTGCTATGAGAATACCTCCAGACAATTGTAAAATATTTGTAGAGAATTCTATGGCTATATACGATATCGGAGGACTTACATATCAAGATGACATTGCTATTATCTATTTAGATAAGCTTAAAAAGAGAACTAAAATTTATGATATGTATGAATAAAAATGATAGAGTGGGTTTAACCCACTCTATCTTCTTTTTGATTGTAATAGGTACATTTAATTAATAGGAGGTGCTTATAATGGGTAAAGCTATAGTTGGGATTAAAGATATATTTGCAGTTCCAGATATTAAATTAAATAAGTACATTTCAATACCATCTTCAGTTCATGGTTATTCTTTAGCTATAGAATATATGAAGAGTTGGTTAATAAATACGTATCCTAAAAACTTTTTTAAAACTGTACATGTTGGAGGAAAGCATGTATATGATGATTACAGAGAATTTAAAAAGATTCAGCAACAGATAGAGAAACCTGCTATTGCTATTAATCCTTCTCTCAATACTGATTACAATAGAGAGAATGTAGATCTAATCCAGGGTGGATTAGATATTTATACCAGAAGATCTCCATATTATGATGATAGATTCTTTCATGATAAAGGAAGCAATCTTGCTATAGGGATTATGTTTAAAGAAATAGAAATGCCATTTAATATTAAAATGAGAGTAAAGAGTAGAGCCCAGCAATTAGATCTTTTAGAATATACAAAGATAAATTGTAGAATAGGTTCTACACAGACTCATTTTATTGATATGGATTGTCATGTTCCGTATGATATTATTTTATCTTTGGCTATAGATATGGGATTTGAGACGATTAAAGACAAGAACTCCCAGTATCATATTAAAGATGTAGTATCTTTTCTTAATTATTTAAATAGGTATTCTAAATTACCGTTTTTA